TGCCGGGCCGCGAAGCGTGCCGTGTAGCTACTGCCAAAGTCGTCCGAAATCAAGGTTTTACGGCGACGGAGCCAAAATCTCCGGTTGCTAGCGCCCAACCAAGACGAGAGACATTAAATTATTGCGTTAATTCAACGACTTATGAAGACAAGCTCAGTGTCCGGTGAAAACGAGGGTCTGGATCGGCAGGACCAGGGCCTGAATCCGCAGCAGCATGGCATGAACCAGCGCAACGGCGTCGACCGCGTGGAGAAACATCCATTTCCCCGCCCCGAGCTTCTCAGTGGCGAGCCGTTCGTGATTGCTCGTATAGGCATTGGCGATGCAACGGCTTCCGGGCGTCACGTTGCCAAGCCCGCCTTCGAATAACGGTTCGAGGACGACCGTAATGGTGCCCGGCTTCATCGCCTGCGAGACATCGACCAATTGCTCGCCGACCCGGAATTGTCCGGCCGCGATAAAGTCCTGCACCCGCGTCACCACCATGGGAATAATGACCATCGGATTCGATGCGCAGGTCACCTCGGCTGCCATGCCGACCTTCATGACCTGAGCTTCGATCTGCCCGAAGCCGGCCTGGAGCGCGGTCCGTCCGTGCTCTTCCGGAATCAGGACGCCGGCCGCCCGCATGAACGGGTTCACGACGTCGCCGACCTGCAGCACGAACTGCTCGACGCGACCCGACACACCGGCATAGACCACCGTCTTGTTAAGATCGACCTGCGACTGCCGGAGCGTCGCCTCGGCGCTCTCCCGCTCGGCCGGCAACAATGTACTCAAGCGCGTTTCCGCCGCGAGTTTCGCCGCCTCCGCGGCTGCCAACTGCCCTTGCCGGCCGTCAACGGCAGTTTGCAGCTTCTCGATCTCGCGCGCGGCGACGATGTTGGCGTTGCGCCGGTTCAGCTCTTCCTTCGTCCGCAATTCATCGACGGCCTGTTCGAGCGCGCTCTTGGCCTGCTGGATCTGCCCTTCTGACGCGGCGATGTCGGCGCGCGTAACCAGCATCTGCGCGTCGATCTCCTTGATCCGGCGCCGCGCGACTTCGACCGCTGCTTCCTGCTTGGTGCTGTCGAGCTTGAACAGCGGCTGGCCCTGCTTCACCACATCGCTTTGCTTGATGAGAACCTCGCTCACCCGCCCGGAGGCTTCCGGCAGGATCGGGATCGCGCGAAAGAACGAGGTGACGTTGGTCGTCGACGGGTGGAAATAGAAGATGATGGTGATCAGTGCGACCGTCAGCATGAAGCATGCGGTGAGGCCGTAGCGCAGTTCGTACCAGACCGAATAGAACGTGATCTCCTTGCCGAGCCGCTTGCCCTGCACGTAGCGGCGATACCCGTAGTCGGGCAGGACTGTCACCAGCGAGCAGAGGATGATCTCAAGCATCGCTCGTCACCTTTTCTTCGGCGCGCTTGTACGAAGGTTGTGCGGCACCGCTGTGATCGCTGCTTGCCGGCCTGTTGTCGGAAAGCTTTTCGACGCCGCTGGCGATCCTGCGAAGCGGGGCGAGGAAATCCGGGATGTCGATGAGGGCGAGGATAAGCGCGATGACCCAGAACAGGTGAATATGCGTGAACAGGGAGATCAGCGCGAGGACCGCAACGACCTCGAATTGCAGCTTCTTGTGGCCCAGCCGTTCCGGCAGCGAATGCAGCATGAAGAAGACGACGCCGATGAGGAAGATGGCCAGCACCAGAACGATGGCGGTCGCCACATAGAGATAGTCCGTCTGGCCGGGCGCTGTGATGAACCACGGCAGATGATGCGTTGCTGCGGGATGCGGCGTAGCGGTCACGGAGGCGGAACTCCCGTAATGGGGAATTCGGACGTTACGGGACGCCGCCGCCAGCGCAAGCTACCGATTCATATAGCTTGCCTCCGCCCCTATATGTTGCGGTAGATTGTTGCACACTCGCAAATTGTGATGGGCTCCCGCGTGGGAGTGCCCGTGAGTCAAAGGCGGCGGTTCGCCGAGCGGTGTGGACTACATAGGCCGCAAAAAGCGTGATGCACGTAACAGTAGAAAAATGTTGGGGGGACTGGGCGGAGTAGCGCGGCCCGATCTAGCTCTGCACCCCCGGAATTATTTCCTTCGCTATATTTTTTTAGAGGTGCCACGTGAGGAAAGCTTTTGCCGCCGGCATTGCAGTGCTTATCGCTTCCTCGACGTGTTCACTCGCACAATCTCCCCAATGGTCCGGCTTTTATATCGGCGGCAATGTCGGATACGGCTGGGGGAAGGCGGCGTCGGACACAACGGCCAGCGGCGCGGCTTCGCTCGGCCCTGGTGTCGTGGTTTCTCCCCCTGCCACTCAATTCGGCGACGAATTTCACTCAAGTCTGAGCGGCTTCAACGGCGGCGGACAGGTTGGATACAATTTCCAAAGTCAGCGATGGGTCATTGGTTTCGAAGCCGACCTGCAGGGCGGCAAACAGTCATCATCCGGCTCTTCTTCAATCGGTTTTATTGGCAATCAATGCACTGGACGGCAGGATCCTCCACCTATTTGCGTCTTTGTTTTGCCAATAAGTTTTTCCGGCCACGCTGCATATGAAACAAACATCGATTGGTTCGGCACCGCTCGCGGGCGCCTTGGTTGGCTCCTGACCGATCGTCTGCTGATCTACGGCACCGGCGGGTTGTCATTTGGGCAGGTCAGCACAGCCGTTACATTGGCACTAAACGGAGTCAGTGCGCTCAATCTGTACGGACCGGGTGTCACCACAGCCGGTACCTCAAAAACCAACCTAGGCTTTGCACTGGGCGGAGGCTTCGAAGGTCGTCTGGCCAACTCATCATCGTGGACATGGAAGGTGGAATACCTGTTTATCGATGTTGGGTCAGTAAACGTTGCCAACGCTATTTCCGTACCGAGTCAATTTGCTCCTTGGTTTTTTTACCATTTGCGGGATCGGCCTCCACCAACGTGCGGGTCACGGATAACATCCTGCGGGTGGGTTTGAATTACAGAATCGGTCCTTGACCATCCTTAGCGGTGCTCGGTCTTCGGCGAGCGGCGTTCGGGTTTGGGCTTACACTTTGAAGGCGATCGGTTATAGCAAGGTCGGCTTATGCTTGACCTCTACAGCCACGTCCTGCCGGGAATGCAGGAGGGCGCGGTGGCCAAGGTCGATGCGCCCCTGAGAGCGGGCCAGGATTCGAGAAAAGCGTCTTACAGAGCGTTGCTACAGCGGGGCCTCAGAGCCCCAGTTCGCGTTTCAAAACGCACCAGCGAGTCTTGAGAACGGCAAGCGCACATTCTGGACGCTATCGGGTAGCAAGCCGGTAGCAGAAAGCGATGGCGTAAAAATGCGCCATCCGAATATAAAACAATGGCTTATGAATGGGCTGGCAGGAGTGGAGGGACTGAAGCAAGTCCCAATCTTCAAACACTTACGCCAGAAATTGTCTCACAATCGACCCACGAAATAGGCGGAAAACCCACCGGTTTGTCTCACTCAGACCAGGCCGCCCTCCTCCGCATCTCCCATCAGCAATACCCCCACAAGTCTCCGAAGGATCAGGAGATAGAGCGGGGATTCATGAAGCGCGATCTGGAACGGCTGGAGGGCGGGCGATGAAAGACCTTATCGAGAGATTGGAACGGGCGACGGGGCCGGATGCCTATCTCGAACTTGATATAGCCAACCACGTTGCGCCCGATGGCTATTGGAGCGTCCTGACTGCGCCGAGATACACCGAATCTATCGACGCAGCACTAAAGCTCTTTGAGCATGGATTGCCACGCGGGCTTCACCTGTACCGCAACACCGCGCCCGACATGGGCGGCAAGGATTGGGTTGTCTCGCATCAATCGCCAACGACTCGCGTGGCGGCGCGTTCCTGGCCTCTCGCCCTCTGCATCGCGGCGCTGAAAGCCCGCGACTCCTCCGCCCCTCGCTCCCTCGAAAAGCTGGAGGCGGGACGATGAGTGAGCAGATCGATCGAGTTTGGGTGCTGTGGTGGCAGTACCTGGATAAGTCGGGCTCTGGCGTGATGCGCGCCTATTCCGACGTGCAGAGAGCGCAAGAAGACCGCGACCTTTGCGACGCAGAGGCAAGCGGGAAGCAATACTTCCTCGATGAGTTGCCCATCTACGCCTCCCCTCCCAGCACGGAGAATGGACGATGAGTGAGTGGCAACCGATCCACCTCGCGCCCGAAGGCGAAATCGTCATGACCAAAATCGACGACGAGCACGGGTCTCGAAACGAGCAAACCTTGATCCGAAAGGGGCGGCTTTGGTGGACGCCCGATAGATCAATGTACGTCTACTACACGCCGACGCATTGGCGTCACGATCCCCCGCGCGACATGGAGGCGGGACGATGACAGCCGTGAACCCACCGAACGCCCTGTTCAAACAATTGAACACGCCAACCGTCGAACGCGACCCGGACTACGACTTCGCGCCGCCGATCACGCCACCCACCCGCAAGAAGGGCATCCAATGCGGCCAGTGCGGCATGAAGTTCGATTACGGCCAAGCCTATGGCTACTGCTGCATGAACAACAACTGCCCGACGCGATACGGCCGGTGACAGCACAGAGCACACCTAAACGGATCTTCCACAAACCCATTAACGAGAGAGACATGACACCAACCATCAGCAAGGACGAGTTCTGTTCCCGCTTCAAGGCCCACATGATCGCGCGCACTGGTAAGACGTTCGACGACGGCGAGTCCATTGAAGAATATGCGGACGACGTTGCGCCTTCCTATTGGGAGAACCCGGAACAGCGCGAGGATGGGCCGGAAGAATGCGCAAATAGCGACATAAGCTATTGGGGCGACTAGGCCGAACCGCCGTTAAGGTCGAGCAAACCAAATGACCGCAGAACTGGACACATGGCTGATCCTTCGCGAACCGGGAAAGGTGCCGGTGCAGAAGGGGCCGTTTGCCGCCCGTACCATCGCTGCAACTCTGCGAGAGTTCATGAAGGAACGCCCGAACGCGCTCATCACGGTTCTGACATGGCACGACGGCGGACCGTCTGTGCAGGACGGTCCAGAGTGCCTGGAAATGATCGACGGCAGAGCGAAGCACATTGCGGCGCGGCATCGGCGATCAACGCGAGAAGCTTTCGGTAGAACCGCCGTTTAGATCGGGACATAGGACGGAACGACCATGAGGCAATTCACAGTCACGCGCGACGTAACCCCGCAGGAATGCGGTTGGCTATCCGGCACCGTCCGTAAGGGCGAGCGAGTGTTCGAGTTTACGGGTCACACATACGGGTGTGTCGGCGCGGGCATTCCGGTTTCCTACAAAGTCGGCGAGACTCCGTTCTTCGAGATGCCGCGCGACGCATTGAAATCGGACAAACCAAAATGACGACACTCACGACCCCGATCATCTTCGGCAAGCGCCGCGCGGTCATCGTAGGCGCAAGCTGGGACAAAACGAGCCAGCGCGCCCACATCGTCTACAAGGACGAAACCGGTGCCGAGCGCACAACGCGAGCCCTTGGCATGAGCCCGCGCGAACTGCGGCAGGCCGTCCTTGACGAATTGATCCACGAGCGATGGAGACAGTGATGCCGCAAGAGCTTTTCGAACTGCCGGACGGAACAGCCGTTTGCTGCAACCCCGGCGGCCGATTCCACGGATGGCTGTTTCGCCGACACCCGGACGGCCAGATGGTATCGGCCCGCAAGCTGGAATTGGCCAAAGACCCGTATGGCCCGCTTGCCAAAGCCGCATTGAAATCGGAGCAGCGAGAATGACTACAAAGGAAGCAGCATGAGCGCGTGGTGGCTGATACCGGCATTCGCTGCCGGCGGCGCGGTTGTTTACGCCGCATTCCACATCTGGATCGTCCGGCAAGCCGGCCGGTTTTGGCGCTAATCGGGCGGGACTGAGGAGTCAGCACAATGGCGAAGGTTCGATACCGATGACTAAACGAGAAGCCGCAGAGATCATCTTAGCCGGACGCAAGGCAGCGATTCGACGCGGGCATAGCTTCGACCTCGACCGAGCGCGGCTCGCCAAATTCGGTCTCGGCGAGCATGAGATCGCTGAAGTCGAGCTAACGGTCTCTGAGATAGAGACGTTCGTGGCCGGCAAGCTGGAAGCTCTCAATAATGACCAGCCAGCCTGCGAGACCTGTCAGGACGATCCTGCGGTCTGTGCTGCCGTTCCCGGACTGCGGCATTGCGAGAAAGCAAACCGAGATAATGAGCAGACATAGGAGATAGCAACATGACCGATTTTCTGAGGGGTCTAGCGCTGCTCGGCTTGATCCCGCTCGTTGCCGGCCTGCTACAGTTCGCGTGGACGCTACTACGAATGCCGCCATCAATGCGGAGAGAATTGGAGGCCCGTCACGAGCGCCGGAAGCGAGACCGCATGATGGTCGAAATCCTGCGCGGGCAGAGAAAGCGATAACGATGACGCAACGCAAGAACGACCCGCTTCTCAACCTTGCCGACGCAATGGTCGAAGACATCCTCGGAATGTCTGACGAAGAGATCTTGGCCGAATGCACACCGGAGGAATTGGCGGCGGCTGAGAAGGTCCGCGCCGAAGTGACCGGCCTGCTTGATCGGTGGAGCGTAGACGCCAAGCGCGATAATGACCAGACCGCAGGACAGACGACACAGGAGGGGGAATGAGCGAGCGACCGATAGAGGAATTGGTGGCCGGCGAGAAGGTTCGAGCCGAATTGATCAAGCGCGCCGACTCCTGGAACCATGACGCTCCGATGTTCTACGGATGGGTCATCATGGAAGCGTTTCTCGCCGGGATCGACTATGCGCGGAACGTGCCGAAACGGCGTTGATTGATGACACCCGATGACCTTCACCCGCAAAGCAACCGGATTCGAGAACCCGGCAGACTATGAGTTCCTGTTCAATGGGGAGAAGGTCGGGCGATGCTATCGGGGGAATTTCGGATCAACCGGTAAGGGCTGGCGCTGGTCTGTGTACGGCACCAATCTATGCGGGATAGAGGAAACGCTGGACGTGGCGCAGGAGAAGTTCAAGGAAGCGTTTTTGGGGATGGCGGGACGACCAAATGAAGTCGATTGAAGACTATTTCAGGGATTGGGAAGGCGAGACCTTCGGCATGGGCTACGGCACGGGCGAGCCGCATACACTCGCCGCGCTGAAGGGCTTTATGTCTCTCATAGGGCAGTCGAGAGAAACCCCGCGCAGCTACGACTATAGGGTCTTGGAAAGCGGTCTAGGCCCCCAGGTCGCATGGCTGATGCTCAACATCCTCGCCAACAATGACCAGATCGAATACGGCACGTCGCCCCGGTTCGGGTGGCTGACAAAAAGCGGCGTCGCGTTGAAGGAGTTTGTGGACAGCCGGACCACTGACCAACTGGTAGAAATCTGCTGCAACGAGCCGGACGGATACATCCATTGCTATTCCGACCATTGCAACTGCGATGGCGAGAAGTGCCAGAATCCGTTTTGGGTTCTCGATTGAAAAACAAAAAAGCCCGGCGCACCATGACGGTGGCCGGGCTAGGTTGAACGCGACGCGGGAGGAACGCTATTGAGCGGCAGGCGCCGGCGGCCGCGTCTGTATCAGCCGCTTGATCTCTGCGATGTTCTCCTGGACCTGCCGGAACTCGACACGCAATTCGATGAACTGGTCACGGCGCGGGGCGTCGAGCCGGGCGGTCTCTTCAAGTGCGGTCACCCGGTTGGTCAGGGTTGTGCCCCAGACGATGAACGCGACGGTCTGACCGACGATCGTGAGGACGACAGCGAGGGGGACGCGCCTGTCGAGCGTCCAGTGATTGCTATTGCTATTCCCATTCCCCTCCGCCATTTCACCGCACCCCGCATAAACGGTTCGTTTGCAGTCTTGGCCCTATCGTACCTGCGGTCATTCGGCAGACCTCATCCGTCTGTTGTTTGATCAGGGGCGGCTTGTGTTGGCGCACAGGCTGCCCCACGTTTGACGCCTTACTTGCAGTCGGCTTTGTATGCGGCGGCGATGCGGTTCATGTAGCGGGCCGATTCCGGCGTATCCTTGCGGGAGGGCTTCAGGACGCCACCGGCCTGACGGATGACGTTGCAGAACGGAGCCTTGCCGGTCGGGGCTTCCTTCGGAAGCGTGCAGGTCATGTAGGCGATGCCCAGCGCGAAGCCGATGCAGGTCATTGGCATGGCGCGTCCTTTTTGTGCTAGAGTGGTTGCTGTTCCGAGCAGGGAGGCGTTTCACGATGCCCGTCCGCACCGATCAGGAAATTGTCCGCCTGCTTGCCGCGCTTGATCCTTCCAACGCGAGCGAAATTGACGGCAGCTTGTCGTGCTTCTTCTGCGGCGGCTGGGAGGCTGTCACCTCCTCCAGCTCAAACAGAATGTTTGACCACGAGCCAAATTGTCTTTGGGCGCTCGCGAGGCGAAAAGTCGAAGAGCACGAGCGTAACAAGCCATTGTTGTTCGACGCTCAATCCCTATAGTCGAATGGTTTCTTGTCCGCTTCATCGATCGCGGCCTGCGTGCGCGCGAGCGCGTCGTCTTCCTCTTTGCGGCCTGCGTTGATAGCCGCATCGGCTCCGGCCTGCCGGTCATCCGCGGATCGCTTGAACGCAAGCAACTCGCGGATGAACGCAAAGAAGGCGATGATGGCCTGAAGCCACGTCGTCACTTGCAGGAGACCTGCGCCTGCTTCACCGCATTGGCGACGGTCGAGAAGTAATTCCCGACCACATCATCCGTGAGCAGCGCCTGGTTCTTGCAGATCGCTTCGACGCCGGCACGGAGTTTCGACACCTTCTGAACGCAGGTTGCGTTCACCGTTGCCGCCTCCTGTTCGGCGAGGCCGATGGCGTTACAGCCGACGCGGATGCCTTCGCGGACCTCGACCAGCGTGGTGCGGACCTGACCGATGAAGGCCATGGCCTTGGCAAGCCCATCCTGAATGGTGGTGCAGCCGCCGAGCAGCATCGGCGCGATGATGACGAAAGCGAGGACCGGCGCAACCGGCGGGATCGGAGCCTTGCCCTTCCAGTTGCGGTAGACCCACCATCCGAACGTGATGATGGCGCACACGCCCGCGATTGCGGCCTGCGCCATCGCGCCATCCGCAACACTGTAGCCGAGCCACGCGCCCAACGCATTGTAGAGAACGATGCGCAGCATCTGTTCAAAGCCGCTCATGAATCACCTGTTGTTTCGTGAATTGCTGGATGCCGTCCAGCGCGGAATTGAGCCCAGCCGGGGGCCCTTCACAGACTCTCCCGGCTGGTAGCTTGCGGGCCATTGGCGCGCACCCGCGAGCGGTCGCACTAAGCAGTCAGCGCGACATCGATTTCCTCGAGGAGTCGCTTTTTCACCGCCGCGTGGTACGGCGCGGTCAGGTGCGGCAGGCCGGTGTTGATGACATCCAGCTTGGTCTTGTTGTTCACCGAACTCGTGCGGAGAAGCGTCCGGCCGAAAGGATTGAAGAAATCGAACGGATTGCTCGTCGCCTGCGTTGCGCGGCCCACATTCGGCGGAAGGGCCGCGACGGGGCAATAGATCGATGGCGCAATAGCCAGCAGATACGGGACGCGCTCCATAGACAGAGCAACAGCGGCGTGAGTGACAGCATTGCAGCCACAAGAATGACCGACAAGAATAGTCGGATCGTTCCACTGTCGCAGAAGACGCAGGAGCGTTTCATATTCGGTGTAGTCGATGATGCGGGGGGAATAGACTTTGGTGCCGAACTTTGCCTTTACAGCGGATTGAAGATCCCGCAGGCCGCCGCCGAACAGCATGTCATTGCCGGCGCCATAGACGAACTGGACGTTGATCTGGGTCATAGCCCAAGCTCCCGCTTCCACTTCGCGAACCACGAACGCCGATCGGAAAGACCGTTCGTTCCGCCATTGATGATCTTGGTGCAGGCGACCAGCGCGGCGTCGTTCAGTCCGGCATCAGCGCGCTTGTTCAGGCCCTTCCACGTCCAGAAGGATGCGGCGACAAGCAGGAGATTGCCCGGATCATTGGCGAGCGATGGATTGCCTACGAGATCAAGGCCCGCGATCTTGCCGACCTGCGCATAGCCGTCGCGCCCGGTGATCTGAATGAGGCCCCTGCCCCGGTAATTCCAGCCATCGTCCGTGCCCGAACGATTGCCCATGCGGCCGTTGTAGACCTTGTTTGCGAGGGCGCGGCCGTTCTGCGCATAGGGCGCCGCGGATGCGACGGTCGGGAAACGCGACGGCCACACCTGCGTCATGCGGGCGGCGCTGTAATACAGGTTCTCCTCAGCGATGGTGCCGCCGCCGCATTCGTGGCTGACCTGCGCCATGAAGTGACAGAGGCGCGCCTTGGTGGTGATGCCGTGCAGCGGCAGAACGGTGCCCGCCGATGCGACAATACCCGACATCCATTCGGCCTTGCCGCGCGGCCACATGCGCTTGAGCCGCGCCATCGTCAGCAGCGTGCCGCTCTCGACCGGTTCCATCAGCGACGGCACCGCGCTTTTCGGGAACAGCGCCCCCAGCGTCTGAGGCCCGGCGATGCCGTCCACCTTCAGCCCCTTGGCCCGCTGGAATGCCTCGATGGCGCCCTTGGTTCGCTTGCCTGCGATGCCATCAATCAGCCCCGGATCGAAGCCAGCCGCGCGCAATGCTTCCTGTATGGAGCGAACGTCCATTGCCGAAGTCCTTGAGTGTCAGATGATCAGGTGGCCGGCGGCGGCGCGTAGAAGCACCGCATGTCGTCTTCCGATGGCCACAGGCACAGGTGATAGTCGCCGTCCATTGACTTCCGGGCGGCGGACTGCGGAACGATGAAGACGTGAGGCTTCGTGACCTTGCGGTGATCGCCGGGCTTCAAGGTGATGCGATAGCCCTGCGACGTGATCTCGACGGTGCGGCTATCGATCTGCTGGCAGTCACCCGTGTTGTGATCGCCGAAGCAGCATTCGGAATCGTAGACCCATCCGGTATGGGCCTGGTGGGCAAACGCCGCCGCGACGAACAGGACGATGAAGGCCGCTACCCCGATCAAGGCCCCGACCGCGACAGCTAGGCCGTCCTTTGCGCGCGCGGTCATCTGCGCCACCGCCGTTTCTTGCGGGCCGAATAGGAGCCGCCGCGATGTGCGAAGCGGAGCCCCCATTCCATCCCGCCGGGATTGTAGGACAGGTGAATGTGCGGGCCGCCCGGAGCGGTCCAATAGTCGGTTGACACGCCGCCCGGCCAGTTGCGCAGCCGCGCATACATGCAATCAGGATTGCCGCTCAGATCGACCGCACGCCCGATGGCATGATTTGAGACATGCCCCGATGGCGTTCGAGCGCCGGGCCGATTTGCGGAAACCACCTTGGCCCCGCACGCGGCTTTCAGCTCTTGCACCTTGGCAAGCAGCGGTCCCGGCACGCCTCGCACGTACAAGCCAAGGGCAAAGGCAGGAGAGCCCACGCACGCCAGAGCGCACGCGAGCAGGATTGCTCGGAGCATGATATTTTCCTAGTGATGACAATCAGTTACGGGCTGGCCTTGCCCGCACATGGGAAGGCTTGCTAAAAGCACCGCCACCCATGGGGACGACAGCACTTTCAATCTTGGCTATCTACGGAGGCGGCGCGGCACTGGCTTTCGCGGCCGTCCTGCTATTCCGCTGGAAGACGCACGCAACTGTGATGCTTGGCCCCTTCGATGCTCGCCGGCATCAGCGTGATGCCGTTACAGTCGCTCTGGTCTGGCCGGTGTTCATCCCGGCCTTGCTGGTCGGTATCGCCCTTCAATTTGTTCGGGTCGTAATCCTGAAGAGAACATGAGCAACTTTCAGACACCACAAGAGGAATTCTGGGCTGGCTCTTTCGGCGACAACTACGCCGATCGAAACAACACGCCCCTCTTCCACTCCTGCGCGGTCGCGGCCTTCGCTCAGATGCTTAAAAGGGCCAGCGGGATCACATCCGTTCTGGAGCTCGGCCCCAACATCGGCATGAACATCAAGGCGCTTCGCACCCTATTGCCGGCCGCCGATATCAGTTGCGTCGAGATCAACGCGAAGGCCGTTGGAGAACTGAACAAGATCGAGGGACTTACCGTCCACCACAAGTCGATCCTGAGCTTTGAGGCTCCGCGCACTTACGACCTCGTTTTCACCGCAGGGGTTCTCATCCACATCAACCCGGACTGCCTCGATAAGGTCTACAAGCTGATGCGCGACGCGAGCAGCCGGTATGTGCTGGTCGCCGAGTATTACAATCCGCAGCCGACCTTCCTGATGTACCGGGGACACAAGGACCGGCTCTACAAGCGCGATTGGGCGGGCGAGATGATGCACCGCTTCCCCGACCTCAAGATGGTCGATTACGGGTTCTTCTACCACAAAGACCCGGTATTTCCTTGGGACGACACGACGTGGTTCCTGATGGAGAAACGGGCTGGCGCGCCCGCATAGTCGCCATTATTAAGCCTCCGCCGCTGTCCTAAGCCGGCGGGAACGACGCCAGCACCATACAGGGGAACGATTCCGTCGCCCAATCTGCGGTGATGGTCAGGCCGGTTTGAGCCGTTGCAAATTCGGCTGATGCCGATGTCCCGCGGAAGGGTGAATCGTACACCGCGTCTGCATCCTCAGCGAGACCGGTCCACGTACAGTCGTTGTTCGCGTTATTCCCGCTGCAACCAAAAGCAACCCCACGCGCGTCTATATTCAAACTCGCAGACGGCGGAGTCGCGGTCGTGGACGCAGTAGCCGTTGGCGTGATGCTCGCCCCATACATCGCGTAGACATCTATAAAGCACCCCGAGCACCCGGCAGAATACGTGACTGATATCGTTGCAGTCGTTCCGGTTGGGACGGCAGCGGCAATGATGCTCGTGTTTATGCCGGCGTTCGTTGCATCCTTGATGATACTGGCTGAGCCCCCCGCTATGGCCGCGGCCGACATGCTCCGGCCCGCGGCAGCAGCAGACCCCACACAAACGACGTTGATACGATCGGCTGCAGCCGTCCCGATATAGACCGACGTAAACGAGTAGGTTGTCTGGTTGCTGGTGTCTACCGTTCTGCCGATGTAACTTCGCCGCGCAACCGATGCGCCTAAGCTCCTGAACCCCCGCACGCTCGCCGCGCCGAACGTACCCAACAACGGCATTGCGCGATTGATATCGTCCAGCGACGCCGCACGAATGATAGCGGGTTTCGGAGGGGTCCAGAGTTTAGGCGGAAGCGCGTCGAACATCATTCAACCTCCGGCCATGTGATGACGGGCAATTCGGCGATAAGCGCCGCCAGCGTCGGAATCTCGCGCTGTCCGTTCTGCACCTTGACGAGTTCCGAGAGCGCGTAAATCCAAACCGAATCGCGCCAGGCGACGAACGTCTGCGCCTCTGCCTGCCAAAGCGGAATAACGCTCGTGACGTAGCTCGCAAGCGAAACCGCGCTCGAATAGCCGCGCTGCGCTGCGACTTGCAGAATGTGGTCCTCGATCGCCTGTTGATAGGCCGCCTGATCCGGCGCGAATGTTCGGGTAACAACGACTTTCCCGTCAGCAAATTCACGCGCAACATCGGTTTCGATGTACGGATAGTCAGGCGCCGGGACCACCTCTTGCGTCGCAACCGCCTTGTATCGTGGCGAGTGCGCCGGCTCCGCCTGTCCGATTTCGACAAAAATCGTGGTGCCGCCGTCCGGCAAGATCATGCGATGCGGCAGAGAAACGAAGGGCTCGACAATGCTGTCGTCGATAAGATCAACAATCGCCGCCATTAATTGCCTCCTGCGAACGATGCCTGCACGATAAACGTTGCGCTGCCGGTTTTGATGATGGTGAACGTATAAGTGTCGCGCTTGTTGACGGTGCCGGCAGACGGCGCCGCCGCTCCAAGCCATTGCGGCGTGACTGAGTTGCCGTCGATCTTGAAGCCGCTCTGATAATAGGCGGTGCCGGTGTTCGTGACGATTAGCGCGATGGTAATCGCCTCGCCGGTGGCCATGAGGCTGTCAAGGGAATTCGATCCGTCGCCGCGAACATTCAGCGTCCAGTTTGTATCGTTCGCGGTCGTGTAATATTGGATTGCTTGCGTCAGAACGTCGAAATTGTTGTCGCCGGAAGCCGGGTTATCGGCCGTAATCGTGACCTTTTCCAGCGCGGCTTGCAGCTTCAAACCGAGCGCCGCAAGCGTTTGCTTCGCAGTCCAAGTCTGCGCCACGTCGGTTTTTGCTGTGTCAGCGTCATATGCCTGCACAGTGACGCCAATATCCGCGGCGGACAGATCACCCTCGGGGCCATCCCCGGCATAGCGCATCCAGAACGCGGTTTCAGTCGTCGGGTTCTTATTGAGGTTCGCGGACCCGTTCGGCTTGGCGATGTAAGCTGCGCCACGCCCGGTCGAGATCGCGTCGTCGACCCAGACGAGATCGTTCGTGTTGTAGGTCGTCGCGTTGTCCCAGTTGCCGCGGGGGTTGAACCCGGTCGCAACTGGCGCGGCTGCCGAGTCCGTGATCGAGGCGTGGGCCACAATAGAACTAGACTGAGAGGCCGACATGATGATCTTGTCGCCTGCCGCCATCAGGATCGGGAACGGCCACTTCACGACCGTGTTGGCAGCGATCGAATATCCAGAGACGATCGTCGTCGTCTCGTCATCATTGGCGTTGTAGAACTTGAACGTGACGGTTCGCGCCGACCCGTTCACGTTGCCGATACCGAGCACAACCGCGCCCTGCAGCGTTGCCGGCATCTCAAAAACATCAGTATCGCTCGTCGCGACCGCGACGGCGGTTGATCTGAAAGCCATCGATGTGCCTCTGAGGTTTTAGGAGCCGAACACGATCGCCATCGCGACTGCATCAGGCAGTTCGCTTTGGTTCATGGTTGCGAGGTCGCCGAGTTCGAGCGTATCCCGTGCTGCACTTACGTCAGTCAGCTCGGACAGGTTGTTGGACCCATCCATCGACAGAACCTGTTCGAAGGTCAGATCGTCGGTATCGAGGGTGCCTGACTTCGGCGACGTGCATCGCCATTTCGTCGATGCATAGACGTCGCCTTCCATGACGTTGAATTCGGCGGCGGCATGATCGCTGTAAGCCTCCAGCCCACCATGCCGCGATGCTGCGCCGGACGACGGCGCGACATAAGCACCATCAGCGGGATCGCCCCCCGGTGTCGCGCGAAGGATGATGTCGCCGGTCTGCAGCGTTACCCCGTCAATGACCTCACCTGCCTGATAGTCGGTGGCGGGATCGCCTGCGCCGACATCGACCACACGTACACGGGTCAGGGCCGAAGCGCCGTCCGCGCCATTGAGGCCGGCCGCGCCAGGCTCTCCGGCGAGATTGATGATCCAGTTTGAGAAGGTCCCGGAATTGTTGATCTTGTCGGCGATGACGACCATCGCTCCAGTCGTCTGGTTGTATGACGACACAAGACCTTCCATCCACGCCACATCACCGACAGCAGAAAGCCGAACGCGCGCACCGGCGGCATAGGCAAGGTTCGCCTGCGTGGTGAGGTTCTTGGTGCCAGTCCCGATCGAAAGCGGGGTCGAGGAGGTTGCAGCATAGCCACGGCCGGGCTGGCCGATCAGATTGAGCACCCAGCTATTGACAGTGCCGGAGCCCTTGAAGATTTCGACCGTTCCGGTAAAGGCGCCGGTCGACGAATTATAGGCCGTGCAGACGCCTTCCAGATAAGTTTCGGCGTCGTCGGATTTACTCAGGCGATACCGCGAGCCGATGGTATAAGCCAGACCGGTCGTCGCGGTGAAACTGATCGGGGTTGTGGCGCCGACCGAAAGGCTTGTTACCGACGTACCGCGATAGCCAGGCCCCGTTGCGCCGGTCGCTCCCACATCGCCGCGCCAGTCGAAATAGAACAAAACGGTGTCTTCATCGTCGAAGAATCCGTTCGGTGCGGACGGTGACGAGATCGTGAGATCATAACTGTTCGTCTGCTCCGTCACCGTCATGACGATGGCACGGAAATCCTCGATCGCGCCGACCTTCTGGAGTCTGATGCGGCCTTTCTGGTTCGATGTGTTGGATGTGCCGATCCACGCAATCTCTGCTGACCGGTTTCCGCCGTAAATATCCGTCTTGGAAATGCGCAGGACAGTCGCCGATCCCGGCGTTGCGTGGTTGATCTTCACGCCGCCAGCGGATGGTTCGGCGCTCGTTGTATCGGCGTCGAACTCCAGCGCGATCGGAACGCCGCCATGCTCGCCGGGGATGACGTATTCGATCCAGTATTCGGATGCACCTGGCTCTTCGTTCGTGCTTTCCTGCGTCGCGATCCAGAGCTTGAAGTTGTGCCTGACGACCTTGCCGTTGGTGTAGGTTTCGCCGCTATCCCATTCGCCCGCGAATTCGATGCCTGCGGCGAGACCGGACGACAAAACCCACGCGCTGCCATCCCATGACCGAACGAGGTTCGACCCGTTCGGATCGGCCTGCGAGATGATATGCCAGCCATACTCGGGCGCTGAAAAGAACCAGCCACCCTCTTCGGTGAAGCGCGCCACCGCATTGGTCTGACCGTTGAACACGCCCGAAGGTGACGAACCCACGACCAGCATGTCACCGGCCGCATAGTCCTCCGGAGGCGTATTCACGCCGAATTCGACAACACCAAAGATCGGTTTCGAGACATCGAAGATGCGAAGCCTGTCGAGCTGATCGCGCAGCGTGCGCGCCATCGCAATGGCAGGGTTGCGGTGCGGCGAGTCCTGCAGAATGAACCAGTCGCCATCGGATACGTCTTCGAACGGCGTGTCGGGCCAATCGTACCGCAGCCGGATCTTCTGGTCGTCGATCACCTCCTCGATCCGGACGCGGCGTCCGGCGTATTCGAAAGTGTCGTCACGCACCGCATTCGTCAGCAGCAACGCGCCATCGATATGAACGATGTCGAGATCGGTGTCGTCGAGCGACGCGGTGCCGATGTTGTATAGATCGCCGTAGGCCATGCGAATCTAGGTTCCGTTCGGGGCCAGCAATACAAGCGACGTGCCGCCGGCCGGTGATGTGAAGCTGAAGGTGTGAACGATGTTATTGGGCGTAGAGTTGCCCGGAACTGCCCGGTTGAGGCGATAGTAGAGCCGCACCCGGATCGTCGATCCAGGTGCGACATCAAGATATTGTTGAATCGTTGCTCCAATAGCAGGGGCCGCAGATGAAGAACTGGATGCAACGTAGTTGTCGAATATCGGGACGCCATTCTGCGTCACCACAAGCCACGCATTGATGACAGTCTGGCTGCCGATTCCTCCAAGGCCGGCGGCGTTCACCCCGATCAGCATCACAATTCCGTTCGTGCGCGCATCAGCAACGAAGGTCTTGTCGATTAAATCCGGCGTGACATGACTAACTGCCGAACCGCCACCGGGCGGCTGCACATAGGTCCCGGTGTAATTGAAAGCCGCTACATTGCGCGCAACGAAGTTATAGATCGCGTAGTTCGAGTTGATGTTCGCGGCGGTCAGGTCGGTAATGTTGGCGATGTCAAATTGGGCAAGGATTGCCTCGATCGCGCCGGCGCTGATCATCGCGGCCGTGATCGAGCCCGGCGCGATGATGTCGCCGTTCAGATAGATTTTCGGGGTCTCCGGTTCGGTATCGACGATGAAGACCGGGACAGCACCGGCCCCCGTGCCCGTCACATAAAACCGATCGCCGATGATGCGAACCTGACCGTAGGCCCCGCCCATTCCGTCATCGAACGCGACGATGGACAGGCCGGCCATCGCACTCTCGGCCGTGGCTACCGCATCGTATTGCGCCAGCGCACCCTCTGGCGCGACACCTGCAATGAAGCGGACCTTCAGGTTCGCTTCGACGTTGCCAACCGCGGCCGAGACCTGCTCGACAGCCTGAGCGAGCGCGCTATTGGGACCAACCGCAACCGAGATATCCTTGGTCCATGCCGCCCGAAGATTTCCGCGGGCGCGGATGATCTCGTGGAGGACTCGCGCCTTGTCTTCCTGGTTGCCCGCATCCTGATCTGCGATCAGCGTTGCGAGAAGCTGATTAGACGCATCGATCTCGGCCCTGATCTGCGCAATCTTGGTGTTGACCTCGTGGCGAACAGCGGCATTGAAATCATCGAGGCTGAACGACGCATCGGGCGTCGTGACATTGACCCATTCCGACCAGTCGGTCGGTCGCGGTGAACCGGGGATAAAGCGGCCCCGCGCCTGATAGGCGGTGTTCGGCAAAAGGTCTTGCGGGACGATGCCGCTGGCAGCACCGGGGGCATTGAACCGGCCGCGAAATATCTGATCATGATTGGCAGCGAGCCGGACCTCATAGAACAGCCCGGTGACGTCGTCGGTCTGCGGGTCCCAAGTGCAGATGATGGTTGCTCTGCGCGGAAGGCCGAGGCCATCGCGCACGATATACGGCTGGGCATCAAACTCCGCTATGGCCTGCGCGGCGGGGCGGACAATCCCGGTCGGGCCGATAACCGGCGCAACATAGTGACTGCCAGTGTTCCAGTCATAGTCAGCCGGGTCGACTTCCGTGAGGTCGACCAGGACATCAAGGTTCGGCTGATCGACGACGCCGTCGACCCGGAATTTCTTCCCGGAGTAGCCGTTGCGAACCGATGTCCACTCCAGAATGTCGCCCGGCTCGATAGGCCAAAACCGCGGCGGCAGCGTGTGCGTGTGCCGCCGGGCGCGCTGCGCCTCCTGCAACGCCTCGCGCATGAGCTGCTGGACCTGCCGGTCATAAGGCACGGCATCGAGCGAGACATCGGCAAGGAGTCGCCGGCCTCCCGCCTTCGTCTCATACTCCGCCCGATAGATCGGCTTCGCCGGCTTGCTGTTCCATCCCTCTTCTGGCGAGGGATAGGTCGCGGTCAGCCCGGTGACGGTGTCCGAAAGACCGAAAAACGGCGTGAAGGTCTGCTCTTCGGTCGAAATGATATCGTCGTCGGTGAACGACATCACCGCTTCATCCGGCGCGCCGCAATAGAGTTTGTAGACGCCACCGGATTCCGTGAGCTTGCCCTGACATGCCGTCAGAAGGGTTTCGATTGCAGAAGCCAGATCATTGTTGACGAATATCTCGATGCTGGACCGATAGCGTGGCTCGGTGCCACCGCCAGGCTTGCTCACTGCCTCACGGCATTTCTCGATCTGCGTGATCCAGTGGGCGGCCGGGAGCCGTGCCGCGGTGACGCCTTGCAGGCCATACAGCCATTCCCCTTTGTAATGGACCCCGCGCAGAAGGTTGTAGATCTGCACCGCCGGCAGATGATCGCCGTCACCGCCCCACGTTTCGGGGTCATCCCAGCGTTGATCGCCGTCACCGCCGACTGACGTATCCTTCGACGGGTCATAGAGCGGGATGCCCGACAGTTCGAACTTGAACTTCGGCGCGCTGGAAAACAGATGATCGTTGAGTAGTGCGGTGACAACCGCATAAGCGACGCCCGTTCCGACACGCTCGCTTCCGTATGGACGCTCCGCCGACGATACCGTTCCGGTCAGAAACGAATCCGCTTCCGTCTGTGTGCCGTCATAGAACTTGACCCACAGATGATCGCGCGTGCCGTCCGTTTCTTCTATGCTTTTCCCAAAATACTCTTTGACTGGGCATCCGAGATTTGGAAGGGCGCTATCCCAATCGATTGTGCAGAACTCGCCGTTAACCCACAGGCCGACAAGCCCCTCGTCCGCGGGACGAACCGGCATATCGCTCAGGGCTATAACTTGGGACAAAAACGCATTCGGTGCGCTGCCGAAATTGCCCCACGTATTCGCGTAAACGAGCGAGCCCGCCGTCGCCCGCCATCCCATCACGAAAGACCGCGGGTGATCCGCGCCTGAACCAAGCGTGCCCTGAACCGAAAATCCGGGCCCGGACGACGGCCTGTCTGACGAGACGCCCGATATCTGCTGGGCAAGCAGGTTCATGCCGACGCCGGCTGCGACCTGCAGACCGAACGCTGTCGCACCCGCGAGGAATGTGCCAGCGCCGAAGATTGCAGCGCCGACGGCAGTAAAAAGCGGCATCGATCAGAGCTTCTTCAGAAAGTGCGTTTCGGCCGCGACATAGCCGCGCCGCTCATAGATGCGCCCAACCTTCGGGTCTTTTCCCATCCCGGCCATCCCCGAATAGGTGCATGAGCGCGAGCGCGCCCAGCCCTCATAGGCATCGAGCATCCCGTTCACGATCGACAGACGACCGCGGCATCCTTCCTCAATCCACCAGGCGGTGTCCTTTGCAATCCGGTGCCGCGGATCGAACGGGTGAGCGAACAGCGCCGCCATCAGAAACCCTTCGGGCGTCTCATTCGGCGCATAAACGATCAGGCACGCATCGCTATGCGCGAGATGCTGATCGAACAGCAGCACGAGCCGCGCCGGCGACGGATCGAGCGGCATGATCCCTTCCGGGCCAAAGCCCGCCGACAGATTGGCACGCGGCATCATCGCGACAACAGCGTCGCGGTCGGCAGGCGTTGCGTGACGGATCACTGGCCGAATGCCTTGCTGACGATCTCGCGCATCGTCCATTGCTGCGTCACGATCTTCCCATTGGTCTTGCCCCAGAACATTTCCCAATCACCGACAACAGCGGTGTCGGCAAAGAACGCATCAGTCTCGCTGCGGACCTTCTGCGATTCATCCGAACGGGTGTCGGAGTTCGCCCGGGTCATTTCCTGCGTGTGCGTGGTGCAGGTCAGAACAACCGATCCCTCTTCGCCCTCTGGAGGCGTCGTGATCTTGATATCGTCGATGAACCCGAAGGCCCGGCACTCCGCCTGCTCAATCATTTCGCCGGTTTCCGGGTCATACAGCGCACGGAAAACCTGCACCTTGGCCAGCTTGCAGTCATAGGTGCGAACAAGCTCATTCACGCGATCGGCGACCTGCGACAGCGTCACCGTGAAGTTCTGGACACTGACATTCGAAACGCGCTTGATCGCCGATATCTCGATCAGTCCCGCCGCTCCGTCGAATGAGCGGGACACCACATTGCCAGTCTCCGGATCGACGACATCCGCAACCGTCGTGCCAATCCCCGACCAGTAGCCATCCGGTACGGCCGCGCCGCTTTCCCGATCACGCGCGATGATCCAGAGGAAATCGCGGGCGACGAGCGAGCGGGCTTCGAGCGCGGCGATGATTTGGGGGGGACGCTGACGCATCAGAACGACTGCACGGCCTGAAACCGCACGACGCCGTGCTCGCCGCCGGTCATCTGTGACTGAACCGAGCCGGGGACGAGACAGAAGAGGCCGGTGGGGTTCTTGAACCGAACCGTGATGGACGGTGACAACGCGACAGATGGCATGATGAGGCGCGGCCGCACTTCGAAATATGAAGTCTCGCCGCCCGATACCGACGTCACGGTCTCCATGGCTTGATGCAGGGCGCGCCTGCCGTCCGGATAATCGAACGCGAGATAGTCACCACGCGAGACGGTGAAGCCGATGTCTGTTCCGTTTATCTTTATCGCCCCCCCGCCGGCCTGCACCGCGGAGAGATAGGCGGTTTCATTGAACGATCCGGTCGGGTGCGCCTTCGGGTATGGTCGACGGAGATCCCCCGCTTCGAATTGCCGGACCACGCCATCGAGCGAGTTCAGGATGGCCTCGAAATCGACCATGTCGTCGAGCGCGAGAGGCTGAGTGACGAATTCCCCCATCCAGATCGCCGGGCCAAGGTCTTTGCCGATCGTGACGCCGCTGGCGGTGCGGGAGATTTCCTGCCTCGATTGCAGGCGCAACGGCACGGCGTCTGGCTGGTAGCCGCAATAGGCCATGATATCGGTGCGGGGATATGTGATGGTCAAAGCGCGCGCCTCTGCTTCGCCTTCCGCACCGAATCCGTGATCCGCGCATCCATCTCGGGACTGCGCAGTGCGGCCTTGATCATCTTCGCGGTTTTCTCGGCGTCGATATCTCCGCCAGAGATTGAGACCGGAATGGAGATCGACATGCTGTTGTCGTTGCTCGCCGGGCGCATCGAACCGACCAGCCCGCCTTCTGCATAGCCACGATTCATGGCGTTGAGGCGCGGGACGCCGATGCGCTTTACCGCTTCCTGTCGCAGCACAAATTCGTCGCGGTGAACGACGCCGGCCGGCTCGTATTTCCCACCTGGTCCTGTGTAGCCACCGGACGCAAAGAACGTCGGCACTGCCATGCCACCGGCAGCCCCCACCACGCCAATGGCTGGCGCGCCGCCCGAAGCGCCGAAAAGCGACCCGAATATGCCAAGGCCGCCACCGCCGCCCGCCCCGCCGAACGCTGCGGCCCACAGATTATCAGCGGCCATCTGCATCAGCTTGTCGGCGATCTTGTTCAGCGCATTCGCTCCGGCCTCTCGGAACGCCTCCCATGCACTGGCTCCGTTGCGGATCGCGCGACCGAAGTCCATGAACACGCCGCGCATCGTGTCATGGGCAAAGCGCAAATCCTCTGCGCGTTGGGCGGCTTGACCCATTGCCTCGGCTTCACGCCGGATCGCCTCGATATTCTCGTGCGTCAGCGGGACGCCGTTGCGCTTGGCCTCGTTGATGCGCTCCTGTTCGGCGCGATAGGCGACGGCCTGTCCCGTGGACATGCCGATCGTCTCAGCTTCGATCCGGTACGCGTCGGCCTGCGCCTTGATCTGGTCGATTCCGAGCGCGCGTTCACGGGCAAGGCGGGTCAGGTTTTCGGCCTCCGCCTTTGTGATGTTGACGCCCTGCATCCGGGCCTGAGCGATCTGGATTTCGACGGCGCGGACCTGATCACCAACGGTAGCGGTCTGGCCCAGAAGGGTGGTCCGCTGTTGTTCAAGCGCGTTGAGGCGCTGGATGACCTCGGGGTCTACGGTCGGCTTGTTCTGCCCGCTGGCGGTGGCCGGGAGAGGCGGGAGGGCCCCGAGATTGCGGTCGTGGATCCGCTCTTGCGCCGGCGGAGTCCCCCCAAATGCCGGGAGCGATGGCGCCAAGCCTGCCGCACCCTGCCACAGTCGGCCGAGCCCCATCGGAAGCGCAGCAACCGCGGCCTGCTTCCAAACCTCCGGGTCGAAGAATGCGAGTGCGGCCTGCTTGCCGTACTTCTCCAGACGCGCCACGAGCGCCGCGAATTGCTCATCTCGCCTGCGCGCCAGTTCGATTTCGGCATCCGGGATCTTGCTCGCCTCAGCGGCCTGTCGCCGGATCGCATCCGCGCCCTGCTCCATCAGCTTGACCATTTCCCGCGTGGCGGGGAGCCCGGCTTGCTGGAGGATCGAGAACTTGTCCGCCTCGGTTCTGGAATTCCGAACCAGATCAGCGACCTTAAGGAATGCGTCCTCGGTGTCCTTGGCCGCCAAACCATTGGCGCGGAAAAGCGTGGCCAGCGAACCAAGACCGCGCTGCGCCTCCCCGACCTCTCGGTTGAATTTGAGCATCGTGTCGAGGAATTCGGCCGGGTTATTCCCCTTCACCTGCGCGGCGAATTGGAAGCCCTGCAAATTCCCCGAGTTGATGCCGGTGCGCTGCGCGGTGTCTCCGACCTTGGCGAGTTCGGTGTTGAGATTGAGAACGGCGCGCGCCGCTTCCTTCAGTTGGAGGACGAGGAATCCAGTAATGAACCTCTTGGTCAGCGTGTTCGCGAGATTCCCGGCAGACCGATCCGTCTTGTTCTGCGCCTGCTCAAGATCATAAAGCTGACCGGCGAGGCCCGCGACGGTGCGGCCATAGGCGGTGTTTGCCGTGGTGCCGGCCTGACGCAGCGCGACGAGTTGCGCGGCCTCGCGCTTCTGCCCGGCGTTCAGCAATTCGGTCTTGGCGATCTGGGTCTCAAGTGCGCGGATCGCCTTGACCTGCGACGCGGTGAGCTTTTCCTGGATGCCATAAGCTTGCTGCAGGGCCTGCGAATAGCCGCGTTGGCTCTGCCCGCCCATCGCGGCGGCGCGTTCGACCTTCTTGTATTGATCCTCCACGCCCTTTGCGGACGCGCGGAGTTTGTCGAGTTCGCGCGATGCGGCAGCGGCCGGGCCGCTGTCGATTTTGAACCCAAGTTCGGCGATCGTCATTTCTTGGCTCCGAACAGGGCGTCAAACAGGGCGGGGGACATGGGACGGGACGCAACGGATGGCGCTTTCGGATCGGCTGGCTTGTCGCCGCCGCCGAAAATGGCTCGCAACATCTCGTCGCGGCCGGCCTGTGCGTTGCGGATGTAGGAAAGCGAGGAGTCCAGAAACTGATCCTCGGTCCAGCCAAGCCAGCCCCCGCAGAACTTCTCAATCTCGTCGAGAAATTCAGCGGGGGTGATCAGTTTTTTTCGTCGCCGCCCGGCTCGTCTGCCTTGATCGGCCTTCCGCCGTTCATGAGTTGCGAGACGAATTCCGACAGCGGAGCGGTCAGGTCAGGAAGGCCAGTTTTGAAGACCAGTTCCGACACGTCGCCGGGGCGCTTGTTGAGCCCGGCGGCGATCACCGCGTCGTAAGCGTCCGCATCGAATTCTGCCAGGCGGCGGAACACGTTGGAAAATCCGCCGAGCTGGTTGACCGCCTTGAACGCGCGCGGCGTGCATCGAAGCGTGAACGGCTTTCGCTCGTCCTCCGCTCCGAGTTCGATCTCGACCTCGCCGTCAGCCATTACTCACCCGCTGCGATGCGAACGATGTTCGAGTTGATTTCGACTGTCGCGTTGAGGTTCTGGATGGTGTTCGCCTCGCCCATGGCTTCCTGAGCGGACGTGACCAGGCCGACGAACAGGCGCTTTGACGCGGTGGCCGGAGATCCCGTGGGATCGTTCAGCAGCACCTTGAACGGATAGTTGTTCTTGTTCGATGCGTCTCCGGCTGCAAGAAGCGCGGCCTGCCCGGCATCACCCGGAATGATTCCGAATACGTTCTGCATCGAGCCGGCGTTGGCTGTGCCCTTCTGCTTGTAGTCGCGGCCGCGATTGATCAGCGCGGTGGTGATGAGCGCGCCGGCATCGCCAAGCGCACCGGCCTGCGACCAGCCATCGACTTCGATCCACGTCACGGAATTGAAATCCGCCGCAACGAAATCGGTGGCCTGGGTGGCCATCGGGGCATTGCCGATATAGAAGCGGCACCCCGCAACGGGATAAAGGTCTGACATTCTCGCCTCCTATGATGCGAAGCACTGGTAGGGAATCCGGACAGGGATGAAGACCCACGGGCTGTCCGTGACCAGTGGATCGCGAAAGGGCAGTTGATTGATCTGGATCGTGAAGCCGTCGCGTTTCAGGCGCTGGTCCCGGTAGTGTTCGATCAGGGCCGATGCGGTGCGGGCGGGGGCCAGTTCGCCGCCCCCTGCCCCATAGAACGCGTCCACCTGAAACAGCCCGGAATGCGTGTTTGGGCCGGAAATGATGCGGGTTGGCCGGACGGGCAGGAACGTGGCCCGGAGCCAGCGGGTGGTCGGGGTCACAGGCGACGGCGGAGTGAACGCAACATTCGGCTGTGCTATTGTGATGACAGGCGACTGCGCAGCGGCGAAAATGCCAAGATGCGCGAGCAGCGCCGCCTCGATAGCGACCTCGACCGGATCAGCCATTTGGACGACAAGCCTTTAAGCGAGAATGAGGTTGATGACCGCCTGAAGCGGGCCTTGGATGTGCTGGGCACAGCGCCGGGCGCGACTAAGGACGCACACGTCATCATCACGGCTGCGCGAAAGGCGCTCTGGATGTATTCGATCGGTCTGATCGAGGCCGGGGTCAAGCGCGAACGCCAGCGCGATTCCGCAACTCCTGAACAACCTGATTGACCGTGACGTTCCATTGAGCCGCGGCACGGCCGACGAAGGCCACGGGCCGGGTGCCGGGGTGCTTCACGCGGGTGAAAAATACGCCCTCGCCTTTCCAATCGAAGTGAAGCGCGGCCTTTTCCTTCGGTTCGATGATGTGCGGCGCGGTCCCATATTCCAGGAACGGGGCGTAATAGGCCGTATAACCGACATAGATGGTTTGGCCGATCTCCGAACCGGAGATCACCATCGTGACGTCGCCTCCGACCGCCGGCATCGCGTCGCCTTCCTTCTGGATCTGCGGCATCGAGCTATTCGAGGCGCGGACAGAGGCCCGGAGAAATCCAGTGTCGACGTGTGGGGTCAAATACCCCTGCGCGATAGACACGGTGCGACGCGAACTTTCACGGAAAACCGCCGTGATGCGCTGTTCGGTTTCCTTCACCCACGCATCGACTTGCGCGCCGAATGAAAGGTTCGCCATGTCACGCCACGTTCGCCAAGAAATCCACGACCGGCTCGCGCCAGCAGCGGCAGTTGATCCGCTCGGACGCCGGAGCGGATGGATCGCCCGGATAGCGCAGCATCGCCCCCGAGCCTGACCGGAACGGCACGCCCATCGGTCTGGTCTGGCCTTCCATCGCCTTGTGCGAGTCCCTGACCCGCTTGTCGCGCGCGGTGCGCCACGCGAACGTGACTGCGGTCTGATCGATCGCGCCGGCCGACACGGCCTGATTGATCGCTTCGTCTTGTGCGGTGTGAAGCGCGGCCATCGCTTCGGTTCGAGCCAGCGCCTCGGCACGGAAGCGCAGGGCCCGGTTCCTATAGGCCGTCACCATCTTGGCCCGGATAGAGGCCGGAACTGGCTCGCCAGCGTCCGCAGCGCGGCGCACAGCGGCGTCAAACCGCCTGTCCCTCAATTCCCTTGCCAGAGCCGCGCCAGGCGCATCACTGGCCAGTTCTGCCTCGTAGCGGCGCACCCATTCGGCCTGCGATGATGTCAGCCCGATCACTCCGCCCTCACGCCGGCCTGTTGCGCCAATCCGGCCCACAAGATCCAGCGCGGAGGTGCGCGGGTTGACGCCGCGGGCCATCCCGTTCGCGAGATGAGTTCGGATCATGTCCCGCTGATCGTCCAGAATTTCCCGGACCAGTGTTGAGGAGTGATTGCGCAGCCATGCCTCGGCCTGTGGGTTGCGGATGTTGAATTGCACCACGAGCCGATACCCTGCGGCGTCGCGAAGCACCGGGAGCGCAGAAACCGTCGCCGTTCCTCCAGCCTCGAACGCCGCCTCAAATGTCTTGTCCCATGCCCGGAACGATGCCGGGTCAAGCCCCACGGCCCGGAGCGCGCCGTTTACGTCCCCTCGCTCCAGCGCGCGCGAGATGGCATCGAGCTGCGCCTGATCCCGGAGCCGGTAGACCGAGTCCAGAAACGCCTTGCGGAGCGTGGCGTCCCATTGGTCGATCAGTTGGTCCCAACGGTTGGCTGCCATCAGTCGTCCGGGAATATCAAGCTATGTTTGATCCGCTCCATCAGGATCATCGTCTCGCCCGCATTGGCGTTTCCGGTGACCCAGAGCGTACCGTCTTCGAGTTGACCGATCACCGCCATCTTGGCGAAGGGCTTCCCTTTCGCTTCGTCGAGAATGGTGTCTGGCTCAAACCGATATGCCTCACCAATTTCGACCGGCTCGAATTTGACGATCTCGGCGCTCACATGGCCCCCTTACACTCGAAGACCGCTTCGGCCGGGTCCGTCTTCACATCATTGATCGTGAACGTGATGCCGCGGATCGTCACCCTGTCCTGCGGCTGCGGCCGAACCGAAAGGCTCGTGGCGAGGATCAGCACCTTGCGCTCGTTGGCCGCGACCAGCCCCTCGAGCCGGAATTTGTCCGCGTAGGCTTCCACGATGGCCCTGCACGGGTATTCGACAGGGATTGGGCTTGGCGGGTCGAAAGGATCGTAGCTTGGCGAATCCGGGATAACGTCCCGGGTCAACGTCGCCGCCATAAACAGCGATTGGAACGCGGACCCGACTTGCCTCGCAAGCGATCCTTCGAGGGGCGAAGCCATCCAAAATCCCTTTGAAATGCAACCGCGTTGCCGTATTCTTCTTTGGCTCTTGGCGAGCCCCGGTTTGGTGAGACCCGATCCGGCGCGGCGCGGCGTGGCCCGGCTATGAAACCCCTCCGGCTAACCCCGGAGGGGTTTTGCTTTTACCCGCGCGACGCCTCAGCCTGGAACGATGCCATGTCACGCGCCTTGAGCAGCGTGGCGAGAATCCCATCCACGATGGAATAGACGGTGCGCGCCGTGGCGTTGCCGGCGTATTCGATCGAGACCGAACCGGCCCGAAGCGCGCGGATCGCCCCGCCCCGTTCAAGGTCCGGCATGGTCGATCCCGGCTCGGCCAATTCACGCACGGCGAATTCACAGGTCGCCTTGATCACCTCGTCGGGGATTTCGCTCGATGCGATTTCCTCGCCATCGGCATCATAAGCATCGGTGCGGGGCCATTGCAGGGCCTGAGCCCTACCGTTCAGCCGCGCGCCCGGGAAGCGGGAGCCGTAGAGCGCGTCAATGGCCGTCGTGGCCCGACGCAACGCGGCTTCCTTGGCCACAGTCTCGCCGGTCGAGAACATCAGGCCGCGCGCGTCGCAATACGACGCGGCATCCGCAACACTGACATAGCTTTCCGCGCCGGATTTCCCGGTGCCGTCCTCAACCTCAAGCGCCATCGGTCACTGGCTCCTTGCGGGGGCGGCCGGGGGCGCGCTTGATCGGCGCGGGCTCCCGCGCAAACGGTTCGGGCGAAAGGCTGGCCGCGATCTGCCGGTATTCGTCGGCGGCTGGCGCGGGATTCTTCGCCCATCGGTTCGGATCGTAGATCGCGTCGATGATGGTGAAGCCTTGCGCGCGCAATTCCTCCACCCTCTCAGGCGAAACCGGATGCGGCTCGTAAATGATTGTCTCGGACACGATGCCTCCGCGAAAATGCGAAGGCGCGGCGAGGATGGCCCCGCCGCGCCGTTTTCGTTAGCGGCTCTGGATCACCACGCCAGCGAGCGACTTGTCGTCAGTCGCCGCCTTGTCCCAGGTCGCGCCGGTTCCGATCACCGTGTCGTTCGGGTTGATGCCGTTGCCGGTCGCGTACTTGAAGCCCTTCAGGCCGATGTTGTACGCGAACTCGCCCTGCAGGCGGGTCATCAGCACTTCGAGGCCGGTGACGTCATCGATCACGATGTCCGAGGTTTCCGTCACCTCGGCCAGCGCACCGCCCGACACCAGGCCAAGCGTGTAGTAGTCGTTCACGTCCGGCGAGACGATTTTCTTCACGAGGCTGGGGGAGTCGGTGACGATCACCGGGCGGTTGAGCGTGACGGGAGTGCCGGTGCGCACGTTGAACACCGACAAGCCGTCGATATTCGCCGCGATCTGCTCCTTCACAAGGTCGAAGTAGACCTTGGAGTGCATGACCCAGCACACCACGCGGTCGGAACGGTCGCCCATCTTGGACAGGCCGTCCACGAGGGACGGCGTGGTGATGGTGCCGCCAGACGCGACGGTGTGCTTGAGCGCCCCGCCGGAGACGTTGGCAAGCGCCGCGCCGGCCGCGAGCAGGACCGAGTTGAGCATGTCGAGCTGCTGCGCAACCGCGATCTGCCCGCCCAGAATGCCGGAGAACTCCATCTCCGAATACCGGGCAAACACCTTGCGGAACGAGTCGCGCGACTGGTCCACGGGACCGATCTTGCGGTTCAGCTTGACGCGGACGAACTCTTCCTGCGCCATCGACAGCTTCGCCGCCGAGGCGGTGGACGTATTGTCACGCCGCGAGATCAGGTTCGCGATGTCCTTGAAGAAGGACTCGTATTCGTAGTCGCCCGGCTTTTCGACCGTGCGAAGGATGATGCCGTTGTTGACGGCAGCGTTGAACACGTCCGCGTTCTGCTGCAGCGTCTCCGCGGCGCGGGTCTTCAGGTACTCCTGATAGACCTTGAAGTTTGATGCGAGATAATCGGCCACGGGAATCTCCTATGTGAGCCGGGTTGATGATCCCGATCTCAGTCCGGCAGGGCCTTGTATGCGTCGAAGCCGTTTTTCTCGACCCACGCCGCACGGTCCTTCTCGGATTTGAAATCGGACTTCTTCTTCGCGCCGGCTCCCCCGGCGTTGTCAGGCTGCTTCCCGCCGCCCGATTGGTTTGCCCCCTTGAACAGCGAGGGCCATTTCGCGACGGCTTCCTTGACCAGATCGTCAAAGGTTGCGGTGCCGTCTTTCCCGCTGCCGGCCATCGGCGTCTCGCCATCGGCCTGCATGATCTTGAGGACGCGCTTGCCGTCCTCGGTTTCGTACTTGATGCGCCCGGCGAGACGATCCGGGAGAAGGTCGATGCCCTCTTCGGTCGCGCCCGCCTTCGTCAGCGCCGACATGACGCTGGTTCCGATGATCGCGCCGCGCTCCGAAGAACGGGCGGCGGTCAGTTCGGCCTCCAGGTCCGCCTTTTCCTTGGCCCACTTGTCCTGGAGCTGCTTCAGGATTTTCTGGTGGTCGCCGTCGGCTTCGGCCTTCTTGCGCTCGGCCTCCTCGGTCGCCTTGAGCAATTCGGCAATTTCTTCGTCGGACTTGCCGAGCGATTCCCACCGCTTGACCTTCTTTTCGAGGTCGGCGCGGGCCTTGCGCTCCTTGTCGAGGGCGCCCTTCAGAGCGGACGTATCCTCGACGCCTTCGACCTTGAGCTTGAAGGCGTCGCCATCCTTTTCGTAGAGCGGGCGGAACGCTTCATCCACGGATTCGAGCGCATCGATTTTCAGTTTGAGCAGCATTACAGCCTCTCGCTGTTGTGGCGTCCCTGGCGTCTCGCCAGAATTCGACGTTTGATGATGGGCGGTCCCCGCCCGAGGTTCGGCCGGCGTCCTGCCGGTCAATGACGGCCCCGGCTCATGCCGCGGCTTTCGCGACAGCCTGGCCCGCGCCTTGAAGACGGGCATGGCTATGCGTGTTTCTTCAATTGCTTGTGCGATTCCTTGAGGGAATCGAGCGTGTTTTCGATTTCGGACGCGAGGTCCGACGCGGCGGAGTTGAAGTCATCGTCCGCCGTCTCGTAGTCGAGCCCGTATTCGTCCGCGATTTCGGCAACCTTCTCATGCGCCGCTTCGATCGCCGCGACTTGCTTTTCGAGGGTCTTCTGAAGCTGGGCCAGTTCGGCCATCTTCGCCTTGATCTGTTCGGCGGCGTCGTTGATCGTGTCGCGCGCCGCAGCGATCTTTGACATCGCGGCGCGGTGCTTGGCCTGATCCTCGTCGCTGTATTCGTCCGGGCTCTGAGCCTGATCGCCTGACGCCTCGCCACCGGCCGCGGTCCAGCGGCCAATCTTGTCACGCGGGTGTTTGGACTCGTCCCATGTCACCGACATTGCGGACCTCGCTCAGCCATTTCGGGTCAGGACGACCCAGAAGCTCTGCCGTGCGGCCGCTCATGGAACGGACACGGCCTGTCATGTGCGGGATCGATTCCTTCAACCCCACGAGAAACGAGTCCAGTAGCGACCATTCCCGGCCGCGCGTGAAATGCTTGCTCTTCGTCATCGGGACGCCGGCGAGGATGACCCGCTCGCAATCCTCGAGCGCGACCTTTGCGGCGAAGATCCCTGACGAAGCCGAGGAGTTCATGCCAGGCCAGCGATACGAGACGCGCCGGTCGGGCTCGAACGTGTCGTCCTTCTTTCTCGGGTCCAGTTCTTTCTCAAGGCACGTCGCGGTGCGGAACCCTCGGGGATGGCCCAGCGCGGCGCGCTGCTGCATGTACCCTGTCATCCATTCGGGATGCAGGCCGACCCACCAGTCGAAAGGCTCAGGCCAATGCACCCCGGCCAGCTTCACGCAATAGATCAGGTCCGGTTTCTGCAGCGCGATCGCGGCGCGGGCCTCGTCGAAATTGCCCTCTGCGCAGCCGATGACGAGTCCTAGTTGAGCAAGCGCCATAGCGTGCCGTCGATCAATTCCGTCTCGTTGAACTGCGAATAGGCCAGCGCGTTCAGCCAGGGTTGCCGATCGGGATAGACCGGGCTCTCGATTTTCTTCAGGTCCGTCCGGCCGACCAGAGACGCCGCACTATCGGGGTGAACGAACACCGGATAGCCGAGGATCACGGCCTCGACCGCGGCGATGCTGCCGTGCGTTACGAGCGCGTGCGCGCCGTGCAGGTCGGATTGCAGCGACCGTTTCGACTCCTTGTCGCGGATAACCAATTGCCGATCCGTCACCCGCGCCAGCGCGTCTATCGTGTCAGCAATCCAGCTTTCGCAGCAGTGGAAGCGAGCATAGGTCCGGGTCGGCGCCGCGATGACGATGTGCCGACCGCCCACCTTCCACTTTTCGACCGGGACGTTCAGAGCCTTCCATCGATCATTCGGCACGGGCCGGATCGATTGAGCTTGGAAACTGCCGACATGCCATCGGTAATAGCCGCCGTCCTGTCCGCGCGGCAGCCAGGTTGCAAAGACGCGCCGGGCATAGCCGCGATCCCAATAAATCCACGGGCGGCCTTCGCTCCGCCATTTCGCGATCAGCGCGGTCGATTCCGGCTGGCAACCGACTATCGGGATCACGTCGCGCGGGAGCCGATCCAGCGCCTGCGCATCGTGCTCGATCACACCGCCGCCGGCGGCCTTGATATGCGTTCCGATCCGGTTGAACAGGTCGAGCTTGAAGGCGCGCAATCCAGCCGGGATGAACAGGCAGACTTGGCCGGGGTCGATCACGACAAAACCTGCGCAAAAAATTCCTGAAATTATTCCCGCCAGTGCTCACGCACCCACTTCAGATGCGTGAACTGCGCCGGATCGCGCCGTCCCGGAAACGCCACGAGGCGCGCATCAAGCGGCGGAACATCGCCGCCCGGCCATCCCAGCTTCTGAAACGCATAGACGCCATCGGCGGAGCGATACGCCGCCGCATCCGGGATCATGGCGTGCATCCAGCCTTGGTCATCTGGAAACTCGAGCCGGGGAATCCGGTCCAGCTTTTCGAGCGTGAAATCGTCCCACACGTCCGGCCGGTAGCCGGCCCTCAGCATGAATATCGATCCGTTGTACGGACACGGGTGCGTCGGTGAATTGACGCCCTGCAGGATGATGAAAGGCTCCTCGCGGTCGAATAGCGGATCGAGCGGCCCGGTGACGATTGAGTCCAGATCCATGCAGACGATGCGGTCGGTGGCGCCGATGTCGCGCTGCCAGACCTCATCGAAGATGCGAAGGCGGACGATGCAGCCCGGATGCTTGGTCAGGCCGGGGTCTTTGATCGGGGTCGTCTCAACGCCTTCGAGTTCGCGATCCGTGACGCAGAGGAAACGATGCGGCTGTTTCAGGTGGCGTTCCAGCCCCGCCTTGAGCCGGTAGACGTATTCGGGGCCGTATTTCTGGCCCCACCACCACGTCAGGACGGTCAGCATCGGGGCTTTTCGATCTTCGAAATCACGTCGAACGGACATAATCGGCGATCTTCATAGAACCATCGTTCATCACCGATGATCCGCATGACGTTCCCGGCGGGAGTTTCGCGCCCCAGTTCAATCTCGGCGACCGTGAGCTCGCCAGACCGGCGGTCACGAACCCAGTAGAAACCCTCGCTTATTCGCGCCACAGCACACCGATCCCGTTGAACGGCCCGTCGAGGCAGCATTCCTCGTGCCGATATCCGCCCTTGATCACGTTCCAGAGCTTGTCGACTTCGATCGGCTTCGGAGGCTTGTTCGGCTTCGGCCGGTAGGCGATGTCGTGGAACGCCACGATGCGCCCCATCGGGCCGTAATTCTCCCAGTCCTTGGTGACGTAGGGCAGCGTGTGGTTCGCATCGATGAACACGGCATCGAACGGCCCGTGTTGCTTCACCATGGCGACGGTGCGTTCCGAGGTGCTGTCGCCCCAGACCATGTGGACGTCGTAGCCGTCACGGGACAGGTTCGTCACGACGTTGACCAGCGAGGTTTTGGAGTCGGCTTCCCCGGGCAGGTCAACCGAAACAACCTTCGACCCCTTCGGCATTGACCGCGCGATGCGGTCCAGCGACGCGCCGAACTTCGACCCGATTTCGAGATAGGAGCGCACGCCCTCGCGCTGCAACAGCGCGACGAACCAGGCGAACTCTTCCTCGCGCTGCAGGAGTTTCATTCAGATGATCCCAAGCGCCCGCGCTTCCGCGATCATCGACTGAAAAGCGGCCGGCGGGGTCACGATGAACCACGCATCGTCAAGGCGCTCTATGCCCGGATCGAAGGACGCGATCCGGCACGATTCCTCGAACCGGCGCTCGAAATCCCGATACTTCTCGCCGTGACACTTTGGCAGAGCACGCCAGATCATCTCCATGTCGCGAGCGGCATCTGAGATTAAGTCCGCCTCGAAACGAATGCTGAGAGTCCGCACGGAGGCCATCACTTCCGCTCCCAGATCGCCGCCACGCCAAGGTCTTTCGAGAGATACGAGGTGTGGACGCGCTTCAAACCCAGATCGCGGTCCAGCGCCCGCATTTCTTCCTCATTTGCGGCATGGTCGAATGACGTGGCCCGCCACGCGAAATACTTGCCGGTCCGCCGCCCGATCCGCCCGATCAGCGCGCTCATCTCGCCCGCGCTCATCACCCGTTTCAGCTTGTGATACGTCGCGAGCATCACGACGATGGTGTATTGCGCGTCGCACCAGTCCAGAGCATCCGGCTTGGTCAGGTCGCGGACCTCGAACCGGGACTCGCAATTCCGCAGATCGCAAAACAGGTGCCGCGCCGTTTCGATCCCCTCGGCATAGATATCGACGCCGTGGACCTTGGATGCCCCGTTGGCGAAGAACTCGAAGCCGACCAGGCCGCGATTGCAGCCGATGTCGAGAACCGAGGCCCCCGGGGCGCGCAACAGAAGATCGGTCAGGCCGTCAAGCCGGATGTCGTGGTGCCCGGCGACGCGGCGGTGAAGGCGCTCGGTCATGCGGCGCGGTTAATCACCGGTGACGTTCCCATGCCGGTGCGCTCGGCCCGCCTCCAATCACTGTCACCCGGCGCCATCTTTTTCAGAGCCTCGACCGCCTTATCGACCTCGCGCTGCGCTTGGTTCAGCTTGTTCAGCGCGTCGGTGCGCCGCGACCGCGCGATGCTTTCCGCTTGGATGGCCTTCTCGTAGTCCTCTTGCGCTTCCTTCAGTTCCGCGATCAGCTTTTCCATCTCATCCTCCCAAGATCGAGGCCGCGGCCTCGTAAACCTGCTCAACCGTGATCGCGTCCAGCGCGCGCCGGCAGTGCGGACAAGCCGAAAGCGACCCGCAATAGCGCGTGTCCGATCCGATATTCACATGCATGTCGTAGCCCGTGACCTCTGGCGGTATCCACGAGCCGAAGATCACCACGCCTTTCACTCCGACAGCCGCCGCCGCATGGTGCAGGCCGCCTTCAGGACCAACATAGAGCGCCGCGTTCGCAAGGACCGCCGCCGCGTGACGGAACGATGGAGTCGCGATGCTCTCCACATCAGGAAGCGGCATCGCATTCGGATACGAAAATTGAACCACGCGCGCGCCGTCTTTCTTGAGGCGTCGCGCAACCTCTGCAAATCGATCACGCGGCCATTGCTTGTTCGGGGCGCAGGATTTCCAGGCCTCAATGTGCGGCTCGATCACCACGAAGCCGGCACCGACCTTCCGGGCAAAGACCAGTTCCTCACCTGAGAAGAACAATTCCCCCGGCGTGCAGCGCCAGTTCATGTTCCAGCGCCAGCGGTTTCCGGGGACGTCGTGTTCGTTGTAGAGGCGGTTTCCCTTGCGGAACGGATTCCACTCGATATCGCTGTCGCGTTCCGATCCGGGCGGCGCGATGTTCGGGTTGCCCCGGAAGATCGGCTCGCTGTTGTGGTCCCAGATGATCCGCTTGCCGTCACCGAACGCGATGCGCTTGCCGCGCGCCGCCGCACCGCGGGCGAGCCCGGTCGCGATTACATTGTCACCAATACCGATTTTAGCCTCCCGACCCTCGCGCGCGGCGTTTGGCGTCATAAGCGCGATACCGTTCACGCTCTTTCTGCAGGCGTTCCGGGCTCCATGCAGCCCGCCGCGCCGCTTGCTCCAAACGCCGCTTTTCTCGGTTTATTTCGGAATATTTCCGCTGTGCGGCACCGTTTGTCTTGCGGCGGTGGCGCTTCGCGAATTCGTTCCGGCAGGTTTTGCAAGCCCGGTAGCCGCTGGCGTAGAGGTACAGATTGTCGCCGCTGAGAGGGTGCCCGTTCTTGCAGTGTGCTTTGTTCTTGCGCGAGCCGCGCTGTGTGTTCTCACGGGTCGTCACCGGCTCAAGATGCGCCGGGTTAAGGCAACAGCGGCGGCGGCACAGGTGGTCGATTGTGAAGCCTTCCGGGATCGGCCCTACGGTTGCCTCGTAGACCAAGCGATGCGGGCGGACCATCCGGCGGCTGTTGTCTGTTCGGCTCCCGACCTTCATCTGGCGGGCATAGCCGTCCTTATCGAAGGGGCCGGTCCAAATCCAACAACTGTCTATGGTGATCTCGACTGACTTAAAAAGCCGGTCAAGGTCTGATACGACCTTCTTAGCCATCTCGACCTCCTACAAGGTGGGGCTGGTTAGAGCCGGCTCAGTGCTTCCAACACTGCGTCGGCTCGCTGATTCTACGGGCTCCTATGACTGGCGGCAAGCATCATGCCGCCCACCTGCTCAACTCTTCGCGCCATTCGTCCGCGAACTCGCAGCCGTGGTAGCCGGTCATTGACGGCAGCCCGAGCGTGAAGTGCGCGATCTTCGCGTCCGGGTTCACCTTGTTGACGCCAACAAGGTGATTCCACTCGCGCCCGAGTTCGCCGATCGCCTCGTCCGGCATCCAGCAGAACCGGTGCAGATCACGGCCGGGCAGCGTGTTGACCATTTCGAGGGTCAGGGCGCGCGTCGCGGGATGATCGCAGTTCCAGAGGCAGACCGATGACCAGTTCTTGCGGGCGTAGGCGGTCTGCTCCTGCCCATCCATCTTCACGCCTTCGCCCGGCTCGTGCCGATGCTTCACGACCCATACCGCTTTTGACGGATCGGCCCGGGCGATCTCGAACAGCGGTTGCAGCGAGGCCCTGACCAGTACGTCGCAGTCCATGAACAGCGCCAGGCCGTGCCGCTGGATGATCGGGACCATGAATCGGGACACGGCGTGCTGCGTCGCCATCGGCGCGCCGCTGATCACGTCCCACATCACGGGCCGGTCGACGCCGCGCCGCGTTTCGATCGGCCGCGTGTAGAGCCCGGACTCTTTCAGCTTGTCCAGCACCACGCCGCGGATTTCCATGTCGCGCGGCGGCGGGTTGTGCCGGCGGATGCTATGCCTCGCCACGGCGAAGGCGTCCGCCTCCCGCGGGTCGAAACCAAGATAGATGCGGTGCATGTCAGGCCGGATCGCCCGCGGGCTCACAGCGGAACGCGGATCGCACCTCGATATTCCAGTCCGCGTTGAGCCTGCCACGCGCCCAGTCCTGCAGGCGCGGCGTCATTTCAGCCCCGAACGCCTCACACGCGGCCCGGTCCTTGAACGTGGTGCTCTCCGGGATAGTGCCCTGCATCGGTCCTTGAGCGGTCATAACGGCGATGGCCCACAAGAGCTTAAACATCGGCTGGCTCCTTTTTGATCGGCTGTCCGGTGCGAGGGTCGATCTCCTCCTCGCCTTCCATGCCCTGCTGTTCGCCGGCGATCAGTTCTTGCTCTTCTTCGAAGGTGCGCTCGGTCACGATGGTCATCCGGCGCTTCAGTTCGTCGAACCCCGTTTCCTTCGAGATGAGGCCGGCGGCGACCGCCTTGATGATGGCGTCGAGTTCATTGCCGCTTTCCATCTCGACGGCGAAATCGGTGTGGACGACGATCTCCGGCTCAATGGTCTGACCGAGCCACATGCCGGTCAGCTTCCAAGCCTGCTCAAGCGCATCCTGGAAGAGATAGGCCCACGCCTGCACCGCGCTCGATGCCTTTTTCGACACGTTCGCGGTGGTGACGACGGTCAGAGCCGATTGCGTCAACGGCTGCATCCCGAGGTCGCGCATCTCCTTGCGCGTGAGTTCGAGCTGTTCTCGATTTTCCTTGATCGATCCTGCCGAGGGTTCGACGAACTTTGCCTCGCCGGCCGGGCCGGTCCCGTTCTGGTTGGGCGGGATGATGAATGCCGCGTTTGGGCCCACCGCGATCTTGCGCGGCTTCCCGGCATCATCGTTCTCCGACATCCCCGAAATGCAGAGCATCGGGAAGCAGGTCATGATCTTGACCCACTCCAGATTCGACTCTTGCCGGTATTCGGTCATCTGCATGTGGGCCAGGTCCCGGAGCGGCGGCTCTACGACCCACGACCCACCCCGGCGCTTGCCAAACACCACGGGGACGAGCGGGATCACGCCAATCGTGATCGGGCCGCTATCGACCATCGTCCACGCTGTCTTTCCGTCCGTCCCGGTGCGCTGCTCCCAGAGCTCCCACACGGCCGGGCCGAGCCCGACCACGTTGAGCATTTCGTCCCGGATCAATTCCCGCTTCAGGAACCGGATGCGATCGACCTTCGTCTCTTTCAGGTTGTCGTCTACCTCGACACCACATTCCCTGATCCTGGCGTGATAGATCGTCTCGACCCCGCCGATGAACACGGAATAGACCGCGACCATGCTTTCGCACGGGATGCGGACCCAGTAAGGCCGCAGGCCCTGCTCACGCTCATCGGCTAGGGTCAGGGGCTTGCCGTCCGCTCGTGGCCTGGCCCGCGTGTAGTCGACGAGGATCCAGTCGATGCCTTTCTCCAAGGCGGACTTGAACACGACTGAGCCGAACACATGCAGGTTGTTGCCCTGCCCGTCGATATTCTCCGCCAGCTTCTTGTGCTGATCGGTCGCGCCCTTGCCCATTTCGAGGGGCTTTGAGAACGGCTTCGACGCCAGGTTTTTCGAGATGTCCCCGAAGATGTTTGTGAACGGGGAATGCTCCAGCCGCGCCGCGTATTGCGCATCGGTTTCCGACACGAATTTCGGCAGATAGCGTTGCTTCCCGGCCTTGACCGCGGCCTCCCCGCTCAGGATCGCGCCGACCATGGTCCAGAACGCGATCTGCTCGGAGTAATCATCCGACACCGCGTCTGGCTTGAACTCGTCGGACATTTACTCAGCCCCAAGCGGATTGGATGACGATGCGCGGCTCGGCCGGCAGCAATTCAGCGAAGGCCCGGCTCAGCGCGTCGGTCTGGTCTTTGTATGTGCCGGCCGGGAACGATGTGATCTCGTCGAGGAAGGCGTCGTTCCACGGGCCCTTGACGATCTTCACATTGCCGACTGCGGCCTGAGCTGAGACCGGGAGGGCGCGGGATTCCTTGTCGCCCGACTCCGGTGAGAACCGGCAATTGAACCCGGCCAGCAGCCTTGCGAACGCCGCGACCTGGGCCTTACCGGCCTGTCCCGGGTCTTGCGGGATGCTGATCTTGCACCCCATGCCGTCCAGCCTGGCCGTGTTGAGGATCATCCGCTCGACGCCGGCCGCTTCCTCGCGCCCTCGCGCCACGTCCTCGATGTAATAGACCCCGTTCAGGACCGAGAGGCGGACACCAGCGGTATAGGCCGACGTCGACGATTTGCTCGCGGCCAAGTCCCATCCGCGGCACCGGCGGGCATTCGCCGGCGCGGCCGGCACGATCTCGAACCAATGCCGCTTGAAGATGCCGCCCTCGCGCGGCGCGGGCCTCTGCTGGTACTGGCCGGCATAGGCGTACTGCCCCATGCCGTCCTTGAGCCCTTGCACGACCTCACGCGGGAAGCGCCCCGGGTCGAGCAGATCACCATCCCATTGCCGCGGGTCTTTGCCGATCGGCGTGACGCAGGCCCGCTCCGGTTCGAATTCCATCGGCAGCATGACGTGCGTGAAATCCATCCCGAGTTTCAGGATGGTCCCCGCGATGTCGTCCTCATGCAGGCGCTGCATGATGACCACGATTGCCGATCTGGCCTGGTCGTTCAGGCGGTTCAGCGCGCCTTCCCGGAATTTCCGGGTCGTGTTGGCCCTCTCCGTCTCGGACTCGGCGAGCTCGACCGAATGCGGATCGTCTAGGATCAACCGGTCGCCGCGCTGTGAGGTGAGCGACCCGAATGGGACACCTTCCCGCGTCCCCGTCCCGCTATTGGCGAACGAAAGCTCCGCGGTGCGGGTCAGGCTGACCTCTGGCCAGAGCGATTGATACCACTCGGACAGGATCAGATCGCGGGTCTTGCGGGTGTCGCGCTTGACCGGGATCTCGTTGAACGCGGTGGTCAGGTAGCGCATCGAGCGCATACCGCGCGGGCCCCATTCCCACGCCTGCCAGAACACCGAGACCAGCAGCGATTTCATCGAGCCGGGCGGCACGTTGATCAGGAGCCGCGGGTTAAGCCGTCCCTCCGTTACGGCCTGCAGATGGTCGCAGATGAAATCGATGTGCCAGTTGTGGACGTAGCGGGCGTTCGGCTCCAGCACATGCCATGCCTCGCGGACGAAGCCCGCCAAGGTCTGGCACCGGGCCCGGATCGCATCGGCATTCTGCCGGACGCGCTCGCGCTCGCGTTCAGCCTCCCGTCTCCGGATCTCCGCCTGTATCGCCGCCAAGGGCGGCAGCCCCGAGGATTGCCTCAAGGCGCTTGAGGTCCGCATCCGAAACCTTTGTCAGATCGTATTGGCCGACCGCGCCGGAATGCTTGTGCTCGGCCGGCGGCTCTTTCCAGCGGGCGCGGGTCTTGAGCCAGAATATCTGGGCCGTGACGTTGCCGGCCTCGGCGTTCTTGTAGAGGAAGCCCGCCACCTTGGCGTTTGCCATGGTCGAGGCGCGGTCCAGTTCCTCCCGGTAATGCCGGTCGAGCGTTGCGCGGTGGATGCCCAGCACCTTGGCGATCTCGGCGCCAGGGATGCCATAGGCGCTCATCGTCTCGACCTGTTTGCGCTGCTCAGGGGTCGGTGTGTAGGGCTTGCGGCCTGCCATTTTTGTTAGGGAACTATATACATGACTCCCTCGGGAGCAAGTTCTAGTGGATAAGCTTCGAATTTGCGAAAGCGCGCAAGCGAACCGGCTGGTTGACGCCGCAGGCGCGGTCAATGGCGGCGGCCCCGCTGGGCGTGAGCCGCCATGGCGCTTGATGTTCGATGTAGCCGACCCGCACCAGCGAGAGCAGCGTCCGCATCGGCTTATGGAATGCAAGCGCCGCGCTGCCCTTGTGCTTGGCAGACAGGAGCGCACGAAACTGTCTATCGGTCAGGCGTACCGCCGCACTGCCCGTTCTGTGTCCTTCCCGCATCCTTCATGCTCCCCGATGTCCCACTCGCCATCACGGCAAGGCCGGATTCCAACTACTCCGAACATGGAGCCGTCTGCGTCGCCTTGGGCGACGATGGTTTCAACAAAGTCGCCCTTAAGCACGGGGCCATTCTCCTGAGGAAAATCAAAGACGTGGGCGGCAGAGAGAGTAAGTGCGGTGCGCACGTCCATTGGCGTTTCGCATCTGTGCCTTCCGAGACGTTCTTCGGTGCCGTTCGTTTTTCGAAACACGGTAATCCAGCGGGTATGCCGCTCAATCATCGGATTTATTCCTTTCGATCTTTCGGCGCGCACGTTGGCGCTTTTTGGCGGGCTTGCTCGCAGGTTTCGGCCGATAGGCGAGAACTTTATCCACGATGGCGTCCAGCGCCTTTGGGGTCTTGCGGGGCTTCCTCATTGGATCAAAGCCTTGTAGGTCAAGCGCTTGCCCTTCGTGCCTCCCACAAAGCTGTCCAGCCGCTCCATGGTGTGACGCTTCACGTTGCCGTCATTCAGGCGGAAGGCAAACTCGTCAACGTAGCGGCCAAGGTGTTTCTTGCTGGCGTGGTGATAGACGCCGATCAGACCACGCTTCATGACCGCGAACACGCTCTCAACGCCGTTGGTGGTCACGCCGTCGCGGACGTATTCGCCTTCGCTGTGGTTGACCGTTTCGTGGTTGAAGAACAGCCCGCCAAGGCCACGATAAACGCCAGCCTCATCGGTGTGCAGGGTGGAACCGACTACGACGTGCTGGTGGATTTTAGTATGCAGGGTCGCCATATCGGCGTCCTCTACCGCCATCGCCTTCATGCGGCCCTTGCGCTCGCGCATAGCGACAACGGCAGTCTTCCCGACCGTGCCGCGACCCGCCTTGAGCTTTTTGGACTCGTGCTTGTTCTTCTCAATTCCGCCGACATAGGTTTCGTCGATTTCCACAATGCCTTGCAGCTTGGTGAGGTCGTCACCGCAGGCTTCTCGGAGCCGATGCAGGACGAACCACGCGGACTTTTGCGTAATGCCGATTTGCTTGGACAGTTGCAGGCTGGATATGCCTTTGCGGGCCGTCACAAGCAGATACATCGCGTAAATCCACTTGTGCAGGGGAACGTGGCTCCGCTCGAAGATCGTGCCGGTGCGCACCGTGAAGTCTTCCTTGCACTGGTTACATCGATAGAACCCGCCAGCGCGTGCCGTGATCCGCTCGCCAAGGCCGCAAACCGGACACTTCGGCCCTTCCGGCCAAAGGCGGCTTTCAAGGTACGATCGCGCGGTCTCTTGGTCAGGGAACATCTCAAAAAGCTGGAAGGTAGAAATGGTGCTCTTGGACATCGTTTACCCCTCACTCTATGGCGAAAGAATGCCAATAAACGGCGAGGGAGTCAAGTATATAATTCCCAAACCTTTCCGGTCCCGGACGTCGCCCACGACAAAGCAGGCAAACCGATCGGGCTTTAGCAGCGCGCAGGCCGCCGAGATGATCGCCGAATAGGCCGCGCGGAAATCCGCGTAATCCATAGTCGAAAGGTCGGCCGGGTCGTCGCTGTAAACCTCAAGGTCCGCATAGGGCGGGCATGAGAAAACGAAATCCGCCCCGGTCCCGGCCGCGAGCGCCGCTAAATTCCGGCTATCCCCTACGATCCAGCGCGGGGCGGGATCGCCGCATATCCGCGCCGCTTGCGCCTCGTTTGCCGCGATTTGTTCCGGGCGAAGATCAATCCCGAGATAGGCGCGGCCGAGCTTTGAGGCGACGATGCCGCGAACCGAGCCGCCCGCGAACGGGTCAAGGATCAAACCGCCCGGCGGGCAGAACCAACGATAGGCCAGCTCGCACAAGACCGGATCAAAGATCGACGTGCCGTTTCCGGCGGTCTCGCCGGCAAGGCCGGATTTTCCTTGTTCGCGAACCCATTCGGCCGTGCCGACGGCACGGCTATTGGCTTTCCTACCTCCCGCAAGATTCTTGCGGGAGGTTTCGTCCAGTTCCGACGGGGCGCGGTCGCCGCCGACCCATGTTAGATTCTTGGCGGGCTTATTCACCTTGCCCCCCCCCAACAACATGCTCGCCGCGCATAAGGTCTTGGCCGAATGTCCGGGCGTTCTTACCCAATGGCTTGGCCCTTGCCGTTCCCGCGCCGGCGCCTCGAATAATCAGCGGCGGGCATCAGCGATGCCGCCGGGCGCTGCGTTCGCGGTCAAGCGGCATTGCCCCCCAGGGATCGCATTGGTCTTGCGCTTGATGGCCTCGCGGCGCTCAATAGCCCCGCCCATTTCGGCGAGATTTTCGCCGCGCCCAAGCTCGCTTTGGATGCCCAGCGCGATCCAAGCCCGCTTGCGATCCTGCCACCAGCCCTCACGGGCGTTTAGAACCGAGAATGGCGGGATGCCGAATTTCTCCGAAAGCGACCCCGCCCCGGATTGGCCGGCGCTCGCCGGGCCGTCCATGACCGCCGCGAGTTGCGGCCCATCGAACCCGAGCGCGCCGATATCGAACCCCTCTGCCTGCAGGTCCGTCAGTTCCAGCTTGAGCAGGTCTTGGTCCCAGCCGGCATTGAGCGCGACCTGGTTATCGAGAATGACATAGGCGCGGCGCTTTGCGGCCGACCAGCCCTTTGCCACCATGACCGGGATTTCGGCCAGGCCCAGCGCCTTGGCCGCCATGATCCGGCCGTGGCCCGCGATGACGTTGCCCTTGGGGTCGATCAGGACCGGGACGGTGAACCCGTATTCCTTGATGCTGGCCGCGATCTGGGCGACCTGCGATTCCGAATGCGTCCGGGCGTTCCGGGCATAGGGGACGAGGCTATCGACCGGGCGGCGCTCGACTTTATCGGCGGGCCAATCAATGCCTTTTATATTTCCGCTTTTTGCCATTCGTGCCGATGATGGGTTGAGCGGGAAAGGGCCGCCCCGTTTCCGAGGCGGCAGTCTAGGGAGGAAACGCCCAAGGAGGGCAGTCACCGTCGGAGCCTCCAATGAAAAACCCGCCGCGATTTCTCGGGGCGGGCTCACAGGACTGGCCAATGGGTGGATTTATGGGGTGAGTGAGTCCGCGCTGTCAAGCGGTGGTGGCGTCCGTGTCTTGCGAATACCCCATGTTGCGGGTCGGTTTCGGAACAATTTCGATCCTAGATCAAAGCCCTATGTATAATGTCACACGGGAAACAGGCGGTGACGGGGATCAAGATGTTGGGCCTCCTGATTTGAACGGGAGGGGGGCGTCAGTGCGAATCATGCGCTGATGGGTACGCTTTGGCCAACGCCGCGCGCGCGTCCCGCATCGCGACCAAAAGCTCGGCGCAGTCTTCTTTGCGAACAACCGCCGCCCAAGGCCGCCGGTCGATTATCATCTGCAGCCTGTCAATTGCGCTTTTCAGACCGACGATACTGCTGGCCTCCGGTCTGGACGGCGGGCATTTGTGAAAATTCCGGATGCCATCATCGAAACAGTCGCCGCCGCACCGGGTGCAATACCCGCAAAGCTTAGGGGTGCGGTTGGCTGTGATGTTTCCCATCGCGCCTCTCCTTCGGCTTTCCGTAAAGCTTCGTTCCAACCTGTTTCAGTGTTTCCCGCTGGACCCAATCGAGCCTCGGATCGTCGACCGACGCGACCAGCATCCCGTATTCCCGGAAGGCTCGTTTCTTGGTTTCCTCAGCGGATTCCCGGGTGTGGGGGAGATATCTCTGCAAACTCACGACTGGACCGCCTCCAGCGCCTTCGCCCGGTCCTCGTTGAATTTCGCGAACGCGATCCACGTCCGGTCTTTCCGCGCGGAGGCGTGGTAGAAATCGTCCAGCTTGTCGAACGCCGCCGCCATGTTCTGTTTCACGGTGCGGTGGTCGTGTCCGCCGAGCCGGTGAATCTCGCGGGACGTCGCGCCATGGATCACGACAGCGACCACGATTTCCCATTCTCTCGCCCCGAGCGCGGCCTTGCAGTTCTTGAGACGGTTCTGGGCCGATACCCGGGCGGCGTGCGGGCCGTGCAGCGACTTTCCGCCGTCGACGCCGGGCTCGTAGCCCTGCGCTTTCAATGGTGAATACGCGACCTCCCAGTCCTGATTGAACCGCTCGGCCGCTCGGATCTGATGATCCTGAAAGCCCATGACGTGATAGGAGGCGTCGAAGGACCAGACCTCCTGAATGGACCCGTCCGGCGCCCTGACCTGGCGCTTTTTCATCCCGGCGGCTTTCGCCCGTTCGGCCACGGCTTGGCTTTGCTGCGCCTTCACAGCTGATAGTTCTGCGTTGTGGCGCGCGATTTCGTTCCGGGATGCCGGCTCTCCCCTGCGCTCCCGGTTGCGCGCGCGCTGATCTGCTTCGATCCGCTTGCGCTTGGCTATCTGCTCCGCCGTGAGATGCCGGCGCGGCGTGACTTCACTCACTGGGCATCCCCGAAACGCATCCGGCCCCCGTCGAATCTCAACTCGCATTGCTGAAATGCCTTTCTTCTCCGGTGTTTCAAGGTGATCGCCTCCGCCTTACCCTCAAGACGGCGCATCTCGGCTTCCCATTTGTCCGCTTCCTCGGACACGTTCCGCTTTGGCTTCTGCCGGCGCATCCAGTTCGCGGGGAACCACAGACCGACAATGACGTCAGCGTCCCGCTCGATAGACGGGGCATCGGCGTCATTGATTTCGGGTGTGGGATCGTCCCGGCGCTGCGCGCCACGGGTGCGCTGGCCAAGGACGAGGAACGTCACGTTCGGCATCGACTTGGACAGGTTTTTCAGGTCGAGCGTTATTTCGGCCAATCGCTCGAACCTGTCCTTGTGCTTGCCCTCGGCCTTCACCTTGTCGAGCTGGTCGATCACGACGAGAGAGAGTCCGGTGGTGCGCTCCATCGCTTTGCACTGTGCCCCGATTTGCCGAACCGTCATGCCCTCGGTGCTGATCACTTCGACGGGTATCGCGGACAGATCCCGCGCGGCCTGCATGATCTCGGCAAGGTTGAACGCATCGCCCTGCGGCTCTGTGATGGACTCGACGGATAGTCCGGTGCGGGCCGATACCTCACGGGCACCCATTTCCTCCGCGTCCATCTCGAACTGAAAGATCAGAGCGGGCCGGCCTGATTCCGCGGCATGGATCGCGATCTGAGCGGCCAGAGCGGATTTCCCTTCGCCTTGGGACGCGATCAGAAATGACAGCCCGTAGAGCCTGCCGACGATGGCATCCAGTGCGGGGATTCCGGTTGGAATGCCCGGCACGGCACGGTGGTCGTTGCTGGCCTTTGTCGATCGCTCCGCGGCTCGAGCAGCGGCAGCTCCAAGCCGTTCCCGCTGGACCGGGGACGTGATCTCCATGACCTGCTGGAGCTTTCGCGCCGCTTCCGCCGCAATGATATCGGCGTCGCGCTCGCCGCGTTTCGATTCCTGCGCGACCCATTCGTTGATCTCAGCGATGCGGCGCACCGCTTCGCGTTCAATGATGGCCTCGGCATAGTCTGCGGCGGACCCGGCATCCTCCGCATTTGCCTTGAGCGCGGCGATAATTCCCGCGGTCGGGCCCTGCCCTTCAAATTCATCGGGGAGGACGGAGAGGAGCGTTGTCAGGGTGACGGGCCGCCCCGCTTCGGTCAGGTCGAGCGTGGCCTTGTGTACGGCCTGCAGATGCGGCTCGGACAGCATCGGCGGAGTCACAACCGCGACCTGCATCACCTCCTGCGGATTGCGGAGGAGACAGCCGACGAAGGCGCGCTCGGCTTGGCGGAGGTTGCGGGTCAAGGCCGCCGCTCCCTCTCGATCAAACTCGACGCCGCCTGATCCGCCATGTTTTGCAGAAGATCGTAGGTGTATCTCGGGCCATGCTTTGCGATGCAGTGGCAGCAAATCGCGGTCAGGGCGCCTAGCGCGTAATTCGTCGCGACGTGCTCCCCACCAACGGACAGGGGCGCGATGTTCTCCTGCATGTGACGCTTACCGAGATCGTAATTGTCCGCGCTCATGCCGCGCTCCGCTGAGACTGGACCCAGAGGTCCAGGTAATCGGCCCCGGCCGGGGGTTCGGACGCGATGACACAGGGTATGGATTGAGAGTGAAGGCGCTCGCGCAGCTTGCGCGCTGCGGCGCGGCCCGGCGGTTCTGACGGGACGTATTCGCCATCCTTCCGGCGGATGCCCTTGTCGCCGTCGGGGAAGCAAACAATCCGCTCTACGCCTTCCGGGACGTTGAAGCCCACGAGGCCTGACGTGCTGAGAGCGGCCCACACCGGGAATTTGCGTCCGGTCAGGAACCAGGCTCCGAGAGCGGATTCGACGCCCTCAGCGATTCCGATATGCGGGCCTGTGCCGCCGATCCGAACCGCGCACCCGCTCGCGGGGCCAAGCCCGCGCTTCGTCTGTATCAGATCCGCCTTGCGCCCCTCGTTCGTGATGTAGATGCGCCATATCGCGTGCGGGACTCCGCGCGGATTATCGACGCGGCAGATCAAAGCGGGATGCTTGCCATGCTGCGGATAGTTGACCGATGGATTGAACCGGAAGACGTCCGGCCAGCCTTCCGGTGGTCGAGGGATGCCGCGATTGAGGAGATAGCGTTCCGCCGGAGTACCTTCGATCGGCAGGCTCGCATACCAGATGCGTCCAGCAAGCCTCTGATTGTCGCGCTCGTTCGCTTCCTGCTCCTGCCGCCTTCTCTCGCGCTCTGCGGCGGCATGTTCGCGCTGGCGGTCGAGTTGCGCCCGGCGCTCCGGATCGAGCCTTTCACCACGGCGGCGGCTGCCAGGGACGCCCTCTCCCGTGATCTCTCGCACCGCTTGCAGAAAGCCGAGCCCTTCGATGTGCTCGACCATTTTGATGATGTCGCCGCCGACCGCGCCGCGGCAGTTGAAGATCTGCTTCGTCACGTTGATCGAGAATCGATCCGTCCCGCCGCAGAGCGGACACGGCCCGGTCCATTCATGGCCGTGGCGTTTCAGTTGCGCGCCATGCGCCAAGGCTTGCTCGAGAATATCGGCCTCGCGAGCGCGCTGGACCCATGCTTCGAACTCGGGCGAGCGAGACAATCACCCCTCCCGCCAGTAGAGCCAGACGAAGCCGGTGGGGATGGGCTGCTTGCGCCGCTTCACGATTCCAGACGCAAGAGCCTCGAACAGATAGATGCCGCATGAGGACTGCGCTCCGACATCCGCGCGCTTCCATATCGCGCGCTGGCTGATCGCGAATGCCTCTCCGACCGGGACCGCCGCAATGATCTTGTCGCGCGTGGGTTCGGTCATGCGGCCCCCGCGAACAGATCACCGGGCCGCGCCATCTGCGCTTGCTTCAAAACGCCCGAGAGGTGCCAAACGATGCCGATCGCCTCAGCCGCGTCTTTCGATTTCAGGCCGGGCACGATCTGACGCGCAAGTGCGAGCGTGTCCTCTTTCGAGGCCCGGCCGTTCCCGGTGAACGATTTTCGCCAGCTCGACTGGTGAACCTCGATCCATGCGATATCGAGCGCATCCGCGATCTGGATCGCATGGGCGCGCAGCCCGTAGAGGCGAAGATAGGTTTTCATCGTGACAGGGTTGTGCGTCTCGCCCGGTGCGGCACCGGCCCGGCGATCCGGCGCCCTGATATCGGTGACGAGCGGCTGCTCGACAGCGAGATTGGTGACGCCGTTATCTCGCAGCGTGGCGCGGAACCATCGGCGGAACGATGTGAAGATCTCAGCGTCCGTTTCGCCGGTGGCCTTGAATGCGCCTGCAAAAACGATCTTGCCCCCGGACATGAGGGCAAGGCCGCTTGTCGTTGCGCAATCGAGGCCGGCGAGCATGGCTAGTCGTCGTCCCCGTCGTCGTCCGCATCGCCTGCTTCCGCCGGCGGCTGCATCGCCATGACGGTGGCGCGCTCCGATGCGCCCTGCCGAAAACCGTCCAGCCACTTCATGCCTTTCGGACTATTCGCGTCATAACGGTTGTCGGATTCCGACCCGCCGCCGAGGGCGCATTGCCGCCCTTCGATCTCGGCGCGTTCCGACTCCGGGGCCGATTGCGGGATGATGTTGAACAAATCGAGTTGCGCGCGCTCGACCACGATCCCGAGCAAGCCGCATTGACGGACAATTTCCTGCACCTCGTCGAGAAAGTCCTCGACCTCATCCTGGCCGCCATCTGCAATCTTCAAAGCCCGCTTCGCCGCCTTGATGTTGAGTCCTTGCATGTCTGCCTTTGCATAGGCGGAGCGGAGCGAACCGTCCGCACTCGATTTGTCTTTCTTCGCCGCGCGGATGCGTGACAGGTTCACCGTGTCGATCGCAGTCTGGTCAGGCTCGTTCTGTCGCGTCTTGTCGAGCATCCCGCTCTCCTTTGGGTTATGCCGCGGCGAGCGGCGTTTAGCGTTGCTGTTCGACAATCATGTCGATCAAGGCCACGGCGACCGGAAGGCTCACACCCTTTTTCTCGATTAGCCGGCAGACTTGGTAATCGGCGTCTTCTTTGGGCATGTTTTCGTTTTTCATCACGCGGGCGGCCAGGTCCGTCCACATGATCCGATGGCGGTAAACCGCTTCGTTCAATCTTTCGGCGCTCGTCATGCGACCCCCTGCGTTACGCCGCTCTGGCCGCGTGCCAGAGGGAGCTTTTCTCGGAAGATTTCTGCCGCCGCTGGTCGACCGGCTGATAGGCGATGAGGCAATGCGCCTTGCAGTAAGGAAGGCCGGGCGCGGTGGCGTGGCCGCAGAACGTGAAAGGTGTCTGCGTCCCGAATGGGAATTTGCATGTCGCGTCGGTCAGATCGAACAGGCCGATATGCAGCGGCCCGGCATCGGCTGCGTGCGTTTCAGGCGGAAGCGGCACCGACCGCTTCACGAAGAACACCCGCTCCTTGCGCGGGCGCTGTTCCTTTTGCGACTTCGGGCGTCCACCGAGTTGCGCCGGCGCCTCTCGATACAGGCCGAGCCGGTGTGCTTTGCCGATTGCGGCGTTGCGCGTGATGTTTAATTCCGCTGCGATAGCGGCGAACGAAACTCCGGCTTCGAACAACCGGCGCAGCGTGTCGACGCGTTCCTCGGTCCAGCTCACCGCTGCTTCTCCTTGTCGCGATGCAGCCAGCGGGTCTCGGCGCGGCCTTCAAAACCGCGCAAAAACACCAACCAGGCGAAGTCCTGCTTTCCCCCTCTCGGCTCCTTGCCGTTGCGCTCGTATTCAAGCGCGACACGGCCCGGCGGCATCGATGGGCGCGGGGTCAAAAACCATGTGCGGTAGAGCGGGAGCTGCTGGAGCCACACCCCGGCGGCGTTCAACCGGCGCGTTGGAAAAATGATCGCGACCTTGCGCTCTGCGATGGTGCAGGCGTGGCGCGCGAATTCCTCGATCACGTCAAAAGGCGGATTGCTGCACACGTTGACCGCGCGCGTGATGCTGCGGAAATCAACCCCGCCGCCGCCATATCCGCGTGGCTTGATGTCAGACCCGGAAGCGATGAAGCCCGCGGCGCGCGCCGCCTTCACGATCCGTCCCGATCCGCAGCAAGGGTCGAGGATCTCACCGTCGAAGCGTTCCTCGACGAACAGGCGTTCCGAGCACCAGCGATTCTCTATGTACCAGTCGTCCTCGTCGCGCTGCCACGAGTGCGCCCGCACTTCGGTTTTGACATGCGGGACGGCGAGGCTCATGCCGCGACCTTCCCGAGATATTCGGCGAGGAGTTCGTTGACCGCCGCATCCTTGCTCGGCGATCTCGTGCGGGCGGCGTAATCCGCGATGAACCGCGAGACGTGCGGGCTCAATCGCACCAGGTCGTCATCGTTCTCGACCAATTCGATTGCGCGGGCGCGGCGCGGGATGCGCCGGATATAGCCGCGCTCCTCAAGAGCAACGACAAGCCGCGTGACTCCTCCGCGCGACTTTAACCCGAGCCCTGCGGTGATCTCCGCGATGGACGGCGGATAGTCCCGCTCCGCAATGAACGACCGGATGAATTGCAGCGCCTGCGCCTGCTTTCGCGTGAGGCCCATCATGCCGCGGCCCTCAACAGCAGGAAGCCGAACGCGGCAAAGACCATGCCCAAGAGAAAAACCCACAGCGGCAATCCCTCCGGGCACTTGTCGTCTTCAATCGCGACGCCAAAAACGACCGCCAATCCGTAGGAACACAGGAGGAGGAAACACGCCGCTGCGAAGATCATGCCGCCTGCTCCCGCGCTTCCAGTTTCTTTGCGACTTCGATCAGCCAATCAGAGACCGAGAAAATCGCATCGGCGGTGAACAGCGACCGCAGATGCGCCCATTCCTTTTCTGACGGGGGATTGTCCTTCCGCAGCATCGCGCTCAGATGCGCGACGGCGTGGCTTGCGTTGCGAACCTCAGATGGCGTCGGGGTCGTCATTGGCCCCTCGCCTGCACGCGCCGCATGTCGGCGCGAAGATGGGCGACCTTGTCCTCTACCTCATCGGCCTTGCGATCGATCCGCTCGGCCTCCGCAGGCGTCACGGCTCCATCGGACTTCGCCTCGCACATTTCCGACAGAAGATTGCCCGAGGCTTTCCCGATATCGCCGACGTGCTGGTAAAGGTCTTCGGTCGCTTTCCCGCGTTCCGCGCGCACCAGTTCGTATCCGAGCGCAGCCGCATATGCTTTCAGGATGCGCGCGCCGCCGGACAATGCATCCAGGTCCATCGCAACATCGAGCGGGATGAAAACGGATTCCTCCGGGTTGCCGTAGCGGCTGAGGATTGGAGCATCGACGCGGGTGTGTGACGCTATCTCACTGAGGGGCCCCGCTGCTTCACATGCGCGGCGCGTCGCTGATTTGATTGCGAGATAATCGGCACGAGAGAAAGGACGTCCGTTCATCTGTGCGCCCCTTGGTGAAAAGCTTCTCGCGGGCCGGTCGCTACTCCGGCGATGTGTTTCGCCCTTCGGGCTGGCGGCACATGCCTCGCCATTTCCGGTTGGATTTCCGAGGTCCGGCTGATCCCTCTTTGCGTGTCGCTTTCCACGCCGCCGCGAGATTCCGAATGGACTGGACCGCTCGCTACCCATCCCGGCTTGCCACGCCCATCAGCGGTCAGACGGCCCCGCGTGGAACGCGACACCTCCCGCCGACAGGCGCAACTCACGGGCCAAAGCCTCGTCCGTCCGCCATTCGAAATGAATTGGTGGTGAGAGCATTTGCGCTCTCCCCTGCTGAATGGGGCCGGCGGCTGGTGCGGATTTTCTTCCCGGCGGTCACATAGTCCGACCGCCTTGTGTGTCAGGCAGCACCAGCGCTGTGATCCCGACACCATCATGCCCTCGCCACCTTTCGGCAAAGGCCCCTCGTGGATACTCGTTCGCGCAACGTTCGCGCGCGAGATTGCATTGCCTCGCCCGCCACAGCGCGCAACGATTCGCGGCATGGGACGACGAGACGAAATCGTGGAGCCGACCGACGACACGGTGAGACACCGATCGGCTCCAGTCGCGGCAGACGGTTGGGACGTGGCCGCGAAGCGAAAAGGCGAAGGCCGCTCGTTGCCTTCGGGGGGACGACGGATAGAACGAGCGGCCCCGCTCGACACGGACGCGATACCGGCCGTGCAAGCTGAATTGGAATTGATCGCGGCGCGGATCACCGTGCTCGCGTGGGATCTGAACGAAGCGCAGGCGCTGCTACCCGCGGCGGTTCTCGTGCATGAAGCGGCGGTGCGGGTCATGCGGCGCTTGCCTCCCGCGCAAGGAGGTTTGCCTTGAACATCTCCTCCGGGCTGGCCCCGGCCAGCGGCATCACGAGCGCCCAATGACGATCAGGGATGCCAATCTTCGTCCACTTGTAGACGGCCTCAGCCGTCACCGTGCCATTCGAGGCTTCGGCGATTTTGACGGCGCCACCGGCGGCTTTGATGATCTCGGAGATGCTTCGCATGAACTGGAATATCGTGGAATTTAATTCCAGATGCAAGCGGAAAGATTTCCATACCGAAAAAATTTCCAAGACTTAAAAGGATCGCGCCTTTTGGAGTCGGGAATGGTTGTGCCCAAAAAGCGAAAGCGGTTGCCTGATTGGGTGCGGCGGGCGGACGCCCTACGGGAGCGCCGCGGCTGGTCGCTGCGGCAGCTCGCCGCAGTCATGACGGAGATGGGCAACCCGACCGATGTGGAGACTTTGTACAAGATATTTCAGGGTAAAGTCGCACAGCCGCGAGGCTCAACGGTAGCTGACATCGCTGCGGCGCTAGATGTCACCGAGCAATTTTTGCGATACGGTCGAGCATCCGGCGTGGAGGACGACCCGGACGACATAACGCTTCCAAGAAACGGAATTCTGGAAATCGACTTCCGCGCCGGCCTTGGCGGCGGAGGAACCATGGAAGGGCGTGAAGTAGTACGGGACGGTAGTTACGCCGACCCGATCAAGGAGGAGGCTTGGCAGCTCCCGGCGCGATTTATCCGGGAGGAAATCCGGGTCAGCGAAAAGAACCTACGGGTGGTTGAGACTTACGGGGACAGCATGGCGCCGACCCTGCTGTCCGGAGACCGCGTGATCGTCGATACCGGGCACCAGATCCCCTCGCCGGACGGGATCTACGCGCTCCGGGATCAGTTCGGGTTTCTGGTGGTGAAGCGGCTGCAGGTTCTACGGACCCAGCCGCCGGTGGTGCGGATCATTTCCGACAACACCGCGCACGCGCCGGAGGACGTCCCGATCGACAATCTCGCCATCGTTGGCCGCGTCGTCTGGGCGGTGAAGCGGATATGAGACGGTGCGGGGCGGTAATTGCTGGAATGGCGATTGCCGCCCTTGTCGTGCCCGCTGGTGCGTCCTGGCGGATTTCCGAGGCCAAGGACCGGATGACGGGGAAAAACGAATCCTGGGCCGCCCTAGCCGCAAAGAACCCCGATCAGGGAATGACCGCCGATCTGGAATTGTCCTGCGCCGCCGGCGGGCGCCTCTTCACCGTGAAGCTATCCGCGCCCCTGACCCGCGGGAAAATCTCAGCCCGGCTCCGGGCGGACGATGGTCCCGTTCAGAACCTCGCCGGCCTCCGGGTCTATTCCGACCCGCACCGGATCCCGATCGTCACGGCGCCCCGGCTCGACCTGGCCGGGCGGAAGCGGTTCCGGGTCGAATTATTCCCGACCGGCTCCCCGCCCCTGTTCTACGATTTCGACCTGACCGGGATCGACCGGGCCATGGCGGCGGTGCGCTGCCGCTAACCGTTGAGCAACGCCTCGGCCGCCTTGACGTGATCCGGGAGCCATTCCAGCCGCTGCCGGGCGCTTCGCAGGTCCGATTCCGCGGCGCGCAGCGTTTCGATCACCTCGGCAATGCTCGGGGTGAATTTGGCCGCCAGCAAAACCCGGCGCATCGCGATCGCCAGCCCGAGCCGCGTCGGCTGTTCGTCCGCGATGAACTGCACGAGCGTGCGCTGGAAAATCTCGCCGTCCGTCTTGTCGAGGTGCTTGGTCACGGCGATCAGCACGCCGGCGGCCTCCGCGATTTCCACGGCTGTGGCGCGCGGCGGATCGGCCAGCAGCCGCTCGAGCCCGGCGACGTCGACCGCGCGCACCGCGGCCAGCCCATCCCGCATGTCGGACGCCCGCCGCTCCATCACCCCGTCCCGGAGCTTGTCGTAGGCCGGCAGGAAAGCAGCCACCGCATCGGCGATCCGCCTTTCTCGCTGGACCGGTAGAACGGTACTTCCTTGGGTCAACTCGCCGCTTTTGGCCATAGCGTCCCCTCCTCCTCGGGTTGCGTGAACTGAGCGATTTGCCGGCGGGCCACCTCGATCGGGTCATAGGCGGCGCGCTCCGGTCGCCCGCCTCCGTTGGCCCGCCGGTCCCGGCTGTATTTGATTTCGTTCTGCACCCAGGTCCGCCATGCGGCCCGCCAGTCCTTGAACCGCGATCCCTTCGCCTGATGGTGGTTTTTGAACCGCTCCCACAACCTCGGAATATCTTGGAATGGAATTCCAGCCTCTTCCGCGTAGCGGTGCAGGTCGCCGTCGAGTTCGAGTCCTTCCGGCCATGACGATTCTTCCCTCGCCAGCTTCTTTCCGGTCTTTCGGCTGGGAGAGACCTCCGTTGTGGATGGAAGATTTCCAGCGGGTGGGATCAATTCGGCTTGCGCGCTAGCGGAGTCCACGGTCCTAGGTCCATGGTCCACGGTCCTAGGTACTGGTCCAAGGTCAGCATCGAGGCCTCGCGAATGCTCGCGAGTGTTCGGCGAGGCCTCGTCGAATGACGGCAGTCGGCTTTCGGACGGCCGGTCAATCTTCTGATGTTTCAACCAGTTAACGACTTCGAGGTAATGCGACCCGTCGACCTCGTACCTCCGGATGCACCCTTTGGCCTCTAATTCGTCCAACCACCCCGGCATGAGGCCGGGCGCATCATCATCATACGGGTAGAGAAGGCTCGCGAGCATTCGCGAGGCTGCGCGAGACCTCCCCGCATCGTCGGCAATTGTCCAAAGTTGGACGAAAAGCAGCCGGGCGTCGCGAGACAGATTTCCTATCGTTTCAGATTGAGGGAACTCCGGCTTGATTGTGCGGATGCGGGCCAAGTCCGGCCTCCATGTTTGGGGTCTGGAATCGGCTTTACCTCAACGTGGAATTAATTTCCAGATTTATGTTGACACTCCGTTTTGCTGGAAATATATTCCAGAACATCAGAACGGAGATGACGCGATGACCAGCAACGTCAGAAACCGAGCGATAGCGCACCTCGCCTTCCGGGCCGGCGGACAGCCGCTCTGCAAGTCCCGGCGCGGTCACATCGTGGTCGCCATTGATGACTGCGCCGGCTGGGACATCTGCAAGCGATGCCAGGCCAAGGCGGACAAGATGAAGCCTCGGGCCAAAGGCCCGACGGCGGCGCAATTCTTCGCAAGCAATCCCGACATTATGGGCCGCATCGCTGCAGCGGTCGCGGAGTGACAGCCATGCGATCCCCTACCGACAAGATCGAAGCCGCCCGCCGCAACCGGAACAACAGCCCGGCGTCGAAGTCGATCGACAGGCTGGTCCGCCGGGCCGCGCGCAAGGGCGTGCTGTTCGAGGTGATCGACCACAAGGGTTTCGACGATCCGGTCGAGGCGACGTTCCGCAGCCGGTGGTCATATCCCGGCCGGTTCCTGACGGTGTGGCCGCAGACCGGCGTCATCACGCAGCGGATTGATGCGACCAAGGACGGCGAGACCGACCCGAGCGCGGACGCCTGCTATCACCGCTGGTTTTGGGGCGAGATGGCGTCCGTCGCGTTCTGGCGCACGCGCGGCGAATACCGGATGGCCCGCCGCGTTCTCAAGAACGCCCGCAGCTTTCGCGAACTTGCGGAAGGCGACAACGTCATTCGGATGGCCGCATGACCGCGCCAAACCCCGTCTCCGTCCGCCGCCGGCACAAGATCATCGCGCAGCCCAAAGCTCGGGTTGAACGCCGCCGCGTTCTCGAAACCGCAAACCGGCTCGTCACGGAATCCGACTGGCGCGGTGATCTCGCGAGAAGCGTGCTGGACGTGATCGAGACGGAGGAGCACGCGTGATGATCTACATGAACAGCAAAACACTGATGGAGAAATTCAAAAGCAACACGCATCGGCCGGGTGTGGTTGTGACGGACAAGTTGCCGGACGGGGAATTCCGAGCGAGCGAATTGCCTCGCGAAATTCTGGAGGAGTTGCTCGACAATTTCGCGTCCATGGGTGCCGGAGCCATCGTCCAAAGCCATCACGGCTATTCGATCGAGATGGAGAACGGCATCCGCCTGAGCGGCAAGACACTCTCCGATGTGGCGGCCGAAGTCAGGGCTTACGACGAACTCTGCGAGTTCAGAGAAAATATTCGGTTTGTGAGGGTGCCTCGCGCCTAACTAAAGGGGGATCAAACAGTGGAACTAGCCCAATTCCTTCGCCTCGCCGCCGAGACGGTGCATCAAATCGACAGCCGGTTCGCGAAGGCGAATCTGCACGTGGTGATCACGCCGTTGCCCGGTAAAGCGCCCGCGGACCACGAGGTACGGTTCACCGACCCAACGGGACGCGTGGTGAGCCCGCCCATGACGTATTCGGGCCAAGAATTCCCATGGCCGCACGGCGCGTGGACTGGCCCGCTGTCTCAACTCCCAGAAGATCGCATCCAATGACCGAGGATAAGCCCAAATTTGAAAACCCGATCACGCACGGGCCTATGACCGAAGAAACGGCGCGCCTGTCACGCATCCATTGGGCGCTAGTAACGCACGGCGAGCGCGTCGCATCGACGCAGATGGTCGTCGACATGTCTGAGATTATCCAGTTCGCGGTTGATGGGCTTCGTGAGGTTTCCGAAACCAAAACGATAGGCGCGGCAAAGCACGTCGCGTCACGGACGATCCGCCAGATTCAATCTCGCTTCGAGGTCTCATAATGACCACCGCAAAGGATATGCGCAGATACGTTGTCGACGCTTTTGAGCAATCGCGGCTCGCCTACCAGTTTAGCCCCGGCTCCTACACATACGGCGCGATGGCAGCGTGCCTGTTGGCGCTTTCTGCGTCCGATGAGCCGGATTGGATCGCCGAGTTTTCCGAGTGGATGCAATGAACCCCATCGGCAACGCCGCAGCAGCGGTGGTCAACAAGCTGGAGAGGAAAATGGATCGCTACGCATATTGGCGCGCGGCGTTGCGCGGTGAAAGGCCGGAGGCCAACCCCGACAATCCGCAGGACGGCTATTATCGCGTCCGCGATCGCAAGGGCGGCCCACTCGTGCCGGTCGCGGTGTGGTTCGAGAACGATCGCCAGCTTTGCGTGATCGGCGGGAAGCTCGTCGACGAAACCACGGCCTGCGAACGCTGGCCCTATTTCGCGGACAAACCGATCAGCCACGAGGTCTACACGGCGGTCGCGGACCGCGGCGAGAACTGGCCCGATATCGACGACACGGTAGCGGATCAGCAGCGTGCCGGGATCGGCGGGAATAACCCGCCCGAGGACGAAGCGATCATTCTGCAGGAACAGATCGAAGCCGCGGCGGCCGGCGCAAACGCCTACGCGAAGATCACAGACGACGCCACGCTCGCGAAGGCGCAAACGCTGCGGTCCCGCCTCCTGGAATTGTCCCGCACCGCGGACAAGCGCCGCGAGGATCTGAAGCGCCCGCACATGGAAGCTGGCAAGGCCGTCGACGCGAAATGGCAACCGCTGGTGAAGATGGCGAAGTCGTTTGCCGACAGCATCGCGGCGGCGATGAACGCATGGGAAACCGAAAAGCTCCGGCGCGAGCGAGAGGAGCAGCGCAAGGCTGAGGAGGCCGCTCGCAAGGCCGCTGAGGCCGGGAGGCCGGCGCCGGTCGCACCCGCCCCGCCGCCCGCTCCCGCGCCGATCAAGGGCGCCGCGGGTCGTGCCGCATCGGTCAAACTGGTGCGCATCGCCACCGTCACCGATCAGGACGCCGTGTACCGCTACATGAGGGACCGGCCGGAAGTGGTCGAACTGCTGGCCAAACTGGCCCAGCGCGCGGTCGATGCCGGCCGCGACGTCCCCGGCGTCAAAATCGAGGAGGCCCGCCGTGTCGCATAGCTCCGCACCGACGCAAGAACTGGAACGCGATCCGATCGACAAGCGCACCGGCGATGTCATCGCCTTCGCCCCGCCTCGCCTCCCCTATCATCCCGCAATCCAGGATCGTTTCGGGATCGACAAGGCCGGATGGAAAGCCTTGGTCGAGGCGGTGTTTCCCTCGGCGAAGTCTATCGACTCCGTCGCGATGGTTCTGTCCTACTGCAAGGCGCGCAACCTCGATCCGTTCAAGAAGCCGGTTCACATCGTTCCCATGTGGGACAACAAGTCCGGCGGCTACGTCGAGACGGTATGGCCTGGCATTGCCGAACTCCGCACCACGGCGTTCCGCACCGGGCACTACGCCGGATGCGACGAGGCAGAATTCGGCCCGATGCAGAAGCGGGCATTCACCGGCAAGGTGAAGGAATGGAAGGACGGTCGGCAGTCGTGGGTCGAGAAAACCGTTGACGTCGAATTCCCCGAGTGGTGCCGCATCACGGTCTATCGCGAGCTTGGCGGGCGCCCGTGCAAGTTTGTCGGGCCAAAGGTCAAGTGGCTGGAGAACTACGCCACGATCGGCAACAGCGATGTGCCGAACGAGATGTGGCAGACGCGGCCGGAAGGTCAGCTTGAAAAATGCGCCGAGGCCGCGGCGCTGCGCAAGGCGTTCCCGGAAGAACTCGGCGGTGAACTGACCGCAGAGGAGATGGAAGGGCGCAGACTGCACGACGCGGCCGCCGCGGCGCGCGACGTCACGCCGAAGCCGCCGGCCCCACCCGCGCCTCCGCCGCCCGATGACTTGCCGCCGGCCGCAGAGGCAACGCCACCCGCGCCGCCCGCAGAGGACAAGCCCAAGACCACGCGCCGGCAGCGCCAGCATCAGGCCGCCGCGGAGCGCGCCGAAAACATCCCGCCGGCCGACACCGACCCGGACGGGTTCACGAAGTGGGCCGATGACATGCTCGCGACGATCGACGACGCAGCAGATCTGGAGACCGCGTTCAATGAGCAGATCGAGCCGCGCATGGCCGGCATGTTCCCGCCGGCGCGCGAGGACGTCATGGCCGTCTACCAGAAACACGAACGCCGTCTCGGGGGAGAGTGATGCAACCGTTCTTCATGGTCTACGGCATGGGGCAAGGCGCACCTACCGCCCGACACGACAGTTTCGGCCGGGCAAAGGCGGAAGCCGAGCGATTGGCACGCAACAACCCCGGCATCGAATTCTACGTGCTCGCCACGGTCGGATGCGCGCGCAAGACCGATGTCGAATTCACGCTGATCAAGCGCGAACTCGATGACGAGGTACCGTTCTGATGTCGCGCGCGCTGGTCGTTTGCAGGACTGACGCGGACCGCCAGCGCGCGGCGTCATGGGCATTGAAAGCGCCCGACGGCACGAGGATCGAATTCAAAGCCGTGAAGCGCACCATGGCCCAGAACGACCGCATGTGGTCGATGCTGACCGACGTCGCCCGCCAGGTGCGCTGGCATGGTCAGAAGCTGACCGCCGACGAATGGAAGCTGATCTTCCTGGACGGACTCGACCGCGAGACGCGCACGGTGCCGAGCCTCGACGGGCGCGGCGTTGTCAGTCTCGGCCGGTCATCATCGGATCTGACACGTCAGGAAATTTCCGACCTGATGGAATTGATCGCGGCTTTCGGCGCCCGCCGCGGCGTCAAGTTCAAGGTGTTTGCGGAATGACCATTCTCGACCGCCCCCACCCAGACTGGAAGCGCCCGGCTATTCCAACACGGGTCAAGCTCGACGTCGTGATCCGCCAGGAAGGCAAGTGCAAGGCCACGGGCGAAAAGCTCGGGACGTTGAGCAACACGCAATTCGATCATCGCCCCGCTCTCTGGGAGCGTAAGTTCGACACCGAGGCATGGGACACCATCCCGCCGGCGAACGATCCGAATTATATCGAGGCCGTGACGATCGAAGCGCACGACAAGCGCACCAACGGCCCAGGTGGAGAGAAGCGCATCACCACAGCCGGATCAGACGCACACCGGCGCAAGAAGGATCGGCGCGCGGCCGAATCCCGCGACGAATTCCGCCGCAACGTGATTGAGCGCGAGTGCGGACAGAAGCGAAAGCCGAAAGGAACGATCCGGTCTCGTGGATTCGCAAAGCGAGAACGCACGCTGATACCGAACTAACGGAGAATTACACCATGTACGCTGATGCACGCTTTGAACAGAATACCGAGACCAAGCCCGATCCGTTCAAGCTCGAAACGCTTATCGCGTGGCTGGAGAAGCAGCCGGCGGACACGCCGTACAACTACGAATGCAAAGAGCATTGCCTCCTTGCGCAGTATTTCTGCGCGCTTGGGTATCGCGTTCAAAGCATGGGGCCATTCAGTTTCTGGACGGACACCGGCAATTTCGGCCTCCCGGATGGATTCAACGACGTTGCAGTCGGAGGCGAAGACTACGTCTCCGGTTCCAATCCGATTGAGTTTTACTGGACCTTCGGAGCCGCCCTAGAGCGCGCCCGCAAGCTCTCGCGTGCCGAATAATCCGCTAACCACCCCCGTACAACATCACTGCAGAGGATGAGATGATTACAGCAGAGCAAGTGAAGGCAGCCGTCGAAGCGGCCGGGATCACTCGCATTGAACACCACGATTGCGGGATGTGCGGATACATGACGGCTTATCTGGTCGAGGATGGGAAACTGTATTTTGACCCAGGGTGCGACTGTCGTTGGGCTGGTGCGCCCGAGCCGCGAGATTGGCGGGACGCAGCCGATTGGATCAACATGCAGAGCCAGCCGGACATCAAGGCCCGACTCGCCAAAGCGTTCGGCATTGACCTGCCGCCAGCCGATGCTGCGTAGCCGTTAAACCGCCGTTACTCAAATGACCGCACGAGCCCATTGCACCCAAGCCGAGATCCAGCGCCGCATCCGTGCGGCGAAGGCCGAAGGCTTGCGCGTGCGGGGCATCGCGCCGGACGGGACCATTCTTGTGGACGGGGCCGGTCTCGAGCTCGAGGTCGGTGCTACACTGCCGCCCGAAGCCTCCAAATGGATGGAGGTCAAGGCATGAAGCCGATGAAGATCGACCTGCCCTATCTCTATAATGAGCCAGATCACCGGGGAAACCCCCGCCTGTACGTTCGCAAGGCTGGCCGGCGCGTCCGCATCAAGGAGCGCCCGGGCACTCCTGAGTTCATGCTGGCCTATTCGGCCGCGCTCGAGACCGTTGGCACCCGCCAGGATGTGCGCCGGCAGTCGGCCGCCCCGGGGTCGTTCGGCTGGCTGGCCGCTCAGTATTTCTCGAGCTCCGCCTTCGACCAACTGGACCTGCAATCGCAGCGGACCCGCCGCCGGGTCATCGAGGAATGCCTCGAGGAGCCCCGGGTGCCCGGCTCGAGCGACAAGCTACGGGACTGCCCGATGCGCCTGCTAGGCCCGGATCACGTCCAGATGCTGTTAGACCGCCGAAAGGGGTTTCCCGGGGCGGCCAACAACCGCCTGAAATACCTGTCCGCCATGTTCGGCTGGGCCATCCCGAAGCACCTGAAGGCGAACCCGGCTCGAGACATCAAGCCCGTCCGGTACTCGAGCGACGGCTTCTACACTTGGACGCTCGAGGACGTGCGGCAATTCGAGGAGCGGCACCCGATCGGCACCAAGGCCCGGCTGGCGCTGGCGCTACTGCTCTACACCGGAGCTCGGCGCGGCGACGTGGTGACGTTCGGCCGGCAGCATGTCAAGAACGGCTGGCTGCGCATGGTGCCCAAGAAAACCCGGCACCTTCGGGCAACCGCAATCGAGCTCCCCATCCTCCCCGTACTCGAGGAGGCCATCCGAGAAGCGCCGACCGGGGATCTGACATTCCTGGTGACGGAATACGGCAAGCCGTTCACAGCAGCCGGATTTGGGGCGTGGTTTCGGAAGCGATGCGACGAAGCCGGGCTCGAGCAATGCACGGCGCACGGACTGCGGAAGGCTGGGGCGGCTCGAGCGGCTGAGGCCGGCGCGACTGACCGGGAGCTCATGGCCCTGTTCGGATGGACGAGCTCGAGCCAAGCGACGACCTACACCCGGGCGGCGGATCAGAAGCGATTGGCCGCCGAAGCGGTACGGAAGCTCGAGCAAACCGGGAACGAGCTTGGTCTCACCACTTTGTCTCACTCAAAAAAGATCGGATAAAACAATGGCTTATGAATGGGCTGGCAGGAGTGGAGGGACTCGAACCCCCAACCCCCGGTTTTGGAGACCGGTGCTCTAGCCAGTTGAGCTACACTCCTACGAAGCGCCTGCGGCGGACCGCAAGGCCCGCCGCCAGCGGGGATAT